TAATAAAATAATTAAGTATAGATATAGATAGTTACTAATAATGTTTATTAATGGTTGATATTACACGTTAATAAATTAGTTATTGTGTGTAAATAATATTCTTAGTACGTAGAAAAAATAGGGGGACTACGCGAGGCGAAAATTAGGGGCCGTTGGTTGTGTTGGTTGCTTGCAGTTCGTTGCAGTTGATGCTAGTTGATTGATTGGTTGGTTGGTAAGGCAGGGGTAAGCTAGGTTAGGTGAGGGGTAGTTAAGTTAGGTAAGCCTAAGTTAGGGTGAGGGTAGTTAGGTTAGGTATGTGTTGGGCGTGACGCGGGTCACGGTTTGGGTATGGGTCTGGGTCCGGGTATGCATATCGGGGTATGGGGCCGTTGGTGGGTTGCAGAGTAGGAACTCACTTGACAGGTGGGTTGCGTGGGGCCTTTTTGAGGCAACTAAAAAATCAAATGCTTAGTAAGTGTAAAGATGGAGAGGGTGTCATACCCCCGTGTATATTTCCTGCCTATTGGCTCATACCTAGTGGGTCAGATCACACGCTATCTTGTTGACTTTAACCGTCTACCCTTCTATACTTAAAGCATCAACACCAAACGCAAAGGAGAAATCATGGACGACCTACTGAACACTAAGTTTTGTATCTCAACAGGCCATTGGATCACTTACGAGTGCCTGCTTGATACCGGCACTGTCGTACACTTGCGAAAGCCCACCAATAAAGTATGGATGCTCAACCACGACAAGCAGTGGGTGAACTGCAATGGTGAAAGCATCACAATCGAAGATATGCTGCAACGCATTGAACAACCCAACCAGGTTGTCGAAGTTATCTACAGCCCTCACGTCTAACGCAAAGGAGAACAACATGACCACCGACATTCAGAAGATGATTGACGAGGCTGTCGAAGAGTTCCGTAAGAAGCTCGAAAAGGAGTTCAAGGAACCTGAGCTGACAGACACACAGTTTGAGTGCATTGACAACAATGGTGAACTGTTTGTTGCAGACGCTAAAGAGCTGAACACAGGAACACTCATCATCATTGAAGACTGGGAGGTGTTTCGTATCCTAGATACGTTCGAGCAGGAGCCGTGGATTACATACATTGGAGAGACATACACTCACTCACAGTTCGCTAAACTTATGCGTGAGCAGTTTGTCAAGCCGAAGATTATTCACGTAGGGATGTGACGTAGATGATACCTGGGGTTATTTACTGTTTCCTAGCTCTTCTGTGGGCCGGTACAGGGTTTATACTCGGCTACTGTCGTCATGATTGCCGAGACATCCTCAGCAGGCCCATGTCGTTCCTGCTGGGACTCGCTACCTTTTGCGCGCTAGTTGAGTGCGTCTTGCTCATGGGTATTGGTGTCGCAATGATCGCGGGGTACCGCTAATGAAGAAACGTACGACACGGCTACGCTTGTTTACACCTAGCGGGTGGGAGTTCTATTGCGACAGCCTTTACGAGTTCACTGCTGGCACTGTTCTGCATGTGAAGGGTACTCTTTGGATGATAGTTCGTAATGACAGCCAATGGGGCGCAGTAAGCAAAGAGAACAAACTCATAACGCTGCTTCGTTTGGAACGCCTTATCCGTGCGGAAGGTTTCGGGGTTGCCGTTTGTATCCCTGAAGATTATGACAACTAACAACAAGGAAGGAATTAACAATGAACATTGAAGAAACGCTGTCCAAGTGGGGCGAACTGCACGATAAGTACGAAGCAGCTTATCAAGCGTACAGGACGCTTCAAGTAGAGATGTGGACTGTTCTCTACGACAACGAGGAACCATTCGAGCTGGTGTATCTCAATGGTGAACATACTGGAATCAAGATTAAGACACCGGATGACGTGGCAGACATTATTACCGGGTGTGTGATTGCTATTGGTGGTGCAGAGTGGTTCCGCGCTGACGGTTACTGGCTGAGCTGCTACGACACCAAGAAGTATGACAACGAGATGTTTGTCCGCATCATGCGTAACCGTGAGCATGTCCATCTGATTCACAAGTCTTACTGACATGACTAAGCTAGAAAGACCAAAGTTTGAGCTATCACCGCAAGGCATTGTTGCGCTTTGCCATGATTTGCCACCTTACTCTCGTAATCTGCTGATTGACCAGCTGGAATGGGCTTGGGATGAATCAGATGACTTTGAGGTTGAAATTGAGGTTCCTATGTGGGAAGAACCTTACGCTTACTTTTTGAGGGTTGAGGTTTCCCCGCTTGATGCACGAGTTACTATTGAAAGGAGGCTGTCATAATGCTAGTGACAGTTGATACTGAATATATTGATCTGGTTCATAACACGGAGGTGCTTGAGGCTGCTCTGGATGAACTTCCTGCCGGTTGGATTGTCGATCTTGAGTTTTTCAAGGAAGGCACATTCAGCTTTGTAAAGACATATGATGCTTGGTTTATCGCTTCGGATGACTCTTTCATCTCTGAAGACACAGCTGATTTTGTCACCGCCATTCAGGGCGCTAACCCATTGAAGCAGGAGGCAATGTCTGTCGCTTTCCGTCAACCGGAGATTAACGACATTGCCGAGCGGCATAACGAGGCACTACAGAAGTGCCGGGATGCTGTGAACGGTGAGATGTTGTTGGATGGTAGGTTTATCAAGTATCGTAACTTCTTCCTTGATATGGAGAATGAGCTTAAGCCTATTGGTTTGCTGGCTGTTGCGAACAATCTGTTTTTGAAGCAATATCAAGACGATCACAGTTTTATGAGCCTGTTTACGAAGAAGGGAGATGAGAAGTAGTGTTGACTTTTACTGTTGGGCTGCTTATCCTCGGCTTTGCAGCGGCACTTCTCGGAGTGATGCTCGATGAAGTCTACGATTGGGGCGATAAGGTCGTTGCGGCTGGCATGATTATGCTCTGTGTGTCTCTTGCTTGCCTTGCTGGTTGTGTCTTTTACTATGGTGTTCACGTCTAAGGAGACAAAATGATGAAGAAGATTCTTGCCCATGTCGCTGCTGTTGCTGCGGCGCTTTCACTGGCTGCGTGTAACGCCGCTGATACGGCCTCGCGCAACATTAGCTACGAGAGCGACAACTTCAAGGTGATGCGGCGCATTGTGTTCGTCAATGGCATTACGGACAAGTACCTGCTGAGCATCGAGGGTTTGTGTTCGATCACGAAGGACAAGGAAGACAACCAGCTGGAAGTCACCTGCAAGACGGGCGACAGTGAGTACAAGAAGCACTATCTGGGTATTTCGGATAATGTGACGTATTTTGTGGAGCAAATGGACGGCTCTGATGTCGATACGTTCCACTACAAGGTTGCGTTCCGTCCTGAGACGCTTCTGCCGGATATCGACCTTCAGACGAGCGGAGATGAGAACTGATGATTGAACCTGCTGAGGAAATCTACGTGATTTTCAACAAGAAGACGGGCAGTATCAAGACTGGTAGTGGCCGTAAGTACAAACTCGTTCACGCTTACCTGTCTGAGAAGATGGGTTGGGGTGGTATTGGTCGTATTGGTCAGTTTGCCCGAGAAGAAAAGGATGACTATGCGATTGCTAAGTATCGTCTTGTTGAAGCAAAGGAGAATCGAGAATGATTATCAATTTCAGTGAGTTGACTATTCCGTTCCATCGGCTTGCACCTGGCGCAATTTTGGTTAGCCCTAATGATGGACGTTATCTGAAGTCAATTGCCGTGGATTGGGAGTACTGTTGGGTGCAAGACACTGACTTGTTTATGGAATCTGGGTTGTCAGATACGCAGATGAAGTCGTATGTTGGAGACGGTGAAGGGTGGAAGGTGCTGCCGTGATTGACGGAATCAAGTACATTGGTGACGGCGAGTTCTCTGTCAGCTTGGAAAGGCTAGTAAGCCTTCTAGAGGCTCAGATTATTGCACTGCGCACCGGGGGTGATGCTGTCGGTGATGCTCTGGATAGGGCGTTCAATGCACACAATGTAGCTTCTTACACTATTGCTGAGAGCATTGTCGCTGACCTCATTGATGGTGCAAGCAACGAGTGATTTACTTCACACCCAGCTAGTGTTGCATGTCTTCTTGTTGCTGTGCTAAGCTGGTCATTACCAGTTGATGGATCTCTGATCCGATAAAACCACTGTGCTTGGCTTAAGGTACAGTGGTTTTATTTTGCCTTCACAATGATGTGGTACACGTCACGCTGTTACTTGTTGACAGGTTGCAGACGAGTGGATTAGTATAAATACATCGGCAGCGAAGAAAGGAGAAACAAATGAGCGCTAAGTTTGGACATTCTTTGCTTCAAGAGATTTTTAATATTGCAACTAGCGAGTACAGCAATAACCCATCTAACATGAGCTGGTTTACTGTAAAAGGATACGCTGAAGCACTACTTGCATTGGAGGAAAACTAATGATTACTGGACTTGTAGGTACGGTGTTTGATACAGACGAGCCGCCTTTTGTGAGCATCAGCGCTGACGTGATGCTCGACGGTGACGAACACTGCGTCAACATTTACTGGTACCCAGAAACAGACGAAGTGTTTGTTGAGAGGCAGGACTGATGCGAGCACGAACTACTAAAGACTGCTACTGCTATACCTGTGATAGGGAGTTTAACTATCTCGGTATTGCGAGTCACAGGGCTTCACATCGACGTAGGCGAGAAGATTGCGTCATTGAGTTTACGTACGGGAATGTTGGGAGTTGGAAATATTCTGAACTAGAAGAGGGAGAGTGGTTATGAACAGTGGTGAGCTGCAATTCGTAAAGGCTATTTACTCGGTTGCTAAGAAGTGCTACAACGATAGTATTGAACCTCTGCACCCTTGCGAGCGCCCCGGAGAAAGAGAAGATAAGGACTGGTTCAAGGTGAAGTCCTACGCTGAAGCACTGATCGAACTTGCAAAGGAGAACGATAATGACTAACAATGAGTTTACTAAGCTCTACAACGAAACGCAGACGAGCTACATGAAGCTGCGCAATATGCCTATTACCAAGCTGAAGGTGTGGTTCGTAGAGGCAAACGGACTAGGCAATGTCGGGGATGTCGAATCCTGTGTGGACTTCGCGGCTATCACAGACCGAGGCAGTGTCGTTATCTCGGGTACTCTTGGCCCATTTCTGAAGGTCAATGACAATTACTGGGTTCGTACTGCCCCAGCAGTCCCTAAGAAGCTGTGGAGCGATCTCGACCTTGTTAACCAGCTCATCAACGAGTACGAGGATAACGACTATATCGCTACTGTCATCGACCCTGGGTTGGAATGATGCAGTTCGAGTCAATCAAGTCCCCTACTGATCTTGAGAACTACCCCCTTGGTACTGTTCTCGGCGGGTCGTTGGAAACCTACGTGCGTACTTCGAGTGGTTGGTGTGCGTGTACCTTGGAAGAGTTCTACACGAGCACTCAGCTTTTCGGGTTCCTGCCTGTCGGCATGATGACGGGTAGCCGTCGTGTGGCTGTGTACTACAAGCCGTGACACGCATCACTTAGTATGGTGTTGACAGCTTAGAAACGGTGACTCTATACTAAACCCATCACAACTGAATAGCCTCTGAGAGTTCAACTAACAATCGTCGCCGCGACTCAGAGGCACACCCCTTGTGGCGGAACAGGCAGACGCGCTCGACTCAAAATCGAGTTCCGAAAGGAGTGTGAGTTCGATTCTCACCGAGGGGACCACCAAGCACCGGACGATGCTGGATGATTAGGCCAAGTCGCCTGCCTCTCTGATCAAGAGGCCGTGCCGGTTGCCGTGACGGGGGTCACGTGCGCGGTAGCACCGTAGGACTGACACTCTTTGGGTGATGGTTTTTGTTTCGTCAGTCAATAGCACCCCTTCCAACGGAATGTAGCGCAGTGGTAGCGCACCTGGTTTGGGGCCAGGGGGCCGTGAGTTCGAGTCTCACCATTCCGACGGGCAGTATTGCCTATCGTCACATGCTTGGTACGTGACATCTAGTTGCCAGGAGTCCTCCGGGACTTCCTGGCTTTATCCCAGATAGTGTAATGGCAGCACGGCAGGTTTTGGCCCTGTCGGACTAGGTTCGAGTCCTAGTCTGGGAGCGCTTGACGATGAGGGTGTCTCGACCAAGACACCCTCATCGAAGGGCTGGGTTGCACTGGTCATGTAACAAGCTGCTTAGTGTTAGGGGTTCAGCACGCTGAGTAAGACTCAGAGGGGCAGGTTCGAGTCCTGTAGCAGCACGACAGAAAGGAGAAACAAAATGACTGTTATCTATTTTGATGCCAAAACACGAGAAGCCTTCCGTAAGATTGCAGAGCTGGTTGACATCATGGGTATCGAGTTTGAGCAAGAACTAAGCGACACTCAGATCATGGACAAGGATGGTGTCGTTCATGATCTGTCTGAACTCGTCAAGACGAAGTGTATGATTAACACAGGTGTTTGTCTGCACATGGCAGTTCACACGGCATACGAGGACTTGTTCATATCATCTGGTGGCAACCAATTCACACCTAAGAGGCTTGCAGAACTCATCCATGAGCACTCTGAAGACCCTGATGTCGAGATTACTGTCCACAAGTTCTAATGAAAGGAGAAACAAAATGAAGCTACGACTTACTAACTTCGACTCAAACACCTACGAAGACACTAACGGTTCGTGCGATATGTGTATGTATACAGGTATGCTCGACCACCCTGAGTACACCTTTACCACCAGTTTCGGTGAAAGCTATACTATCGAGGGCTGGTGGTTCGACTGGGGGCACCTTACGACCATTGACATCAATCTTCCTGTGTTCACTACTTGGTTGCATGAAGCTGAGTTCAAGGAACCAACAGAGCTTATTGAAGAAAATGAGGAATACACTTGGCTTTTGGGTAAGCGCTTCTGGGATGAGTTTCTACTGGATGTCCTTAAGGCAGCTCAGTGGTGCAGCAATGAGGAAGAACTCAATGAAGAACTCGACTGGGCACTGAAGGGAGGAAACAAAAATGTTGACTGACGAACAGCTTGACGAACTTGCGGATAAGCTGCTGAAGAAGATCGCCACTCAGCTGGGTGTCGATCTTGAGGAAGAAAAACCTAAGTCTGACACTATTGTCTGGGACAGAGACGGTACGAAATACGATCTCGAACAATGTGCTATCGGACCTTGTGTAATCTCGGTTGAAGGTGTTTACTATCTTTTTGTTGAAGAGGGTATCGCGGGTAACGATGACTACAAGGAATACTGGATGAGCACTTGGGGTGATAGGTTCAGCACTAGCCAACTAGCAAGTATCCTTACAGAACTTGGTGGGGACTTCGTTGTCATCAATGACTGATACACTGGCCTCGTAACAACAAGCAAGGAGGAACAATGAGCATTGTCGATCTCGCAGTCAAGCTCGGTAAGGCTTTCGAGGGTGCGTACTCGTCCGTCGTCAAGAACGACGAGATGAATACGACCATCACCCAGGAGGCCCGTACGGGTGTCTACACGATCACCACCCAGGACGCTGAGCTGATTGCTCTTCTCGACCAGGGTATTGTCGAGAAGCAGGCGATTACGATGGTGAAGCCTCATACTTATGGTGTCGTCTCGCCCGGTGTCTACACCGTTCCCGGTCATAAGATGCAGGAGATTCTTGAGAATCGTCCTTTCGACCATCTGTGATTGTCGGCCTGAGACAGCGCGCCTCTGATCTCAGGAATAGGTAACTGAAGGGTTCGTCCTTTCGGGTACTGGCCTTTCACGCGGGTTCAAAATGCGTGAGGACTCATCCCCCTATCGACTAACACTCGGTAGGGGGATGTTACTATGTGTGGGTAGAGTCACACATTCATTAGTTGTAATCAGCATGGTCTGTCAGCTACACTAAATGTTGTCAGACAGGACAACAACGAAAGGACCAATCAACATGAAGAAGTTTCTTGCGACGACAGGTGTCGCACTCCTGATGCTCACCCCGGCAGCTGCATACGCTGCTGACAACACCCCTGAGATCAAGGCCGAGGTCACGAAGGCCACGTCCTCTTCTCGACAGACATCTTCCGAGGTCAACGTCGGTGGCACCTGGGCCGTGGAGAAGCTGGCTGTCGGCCAGCGGTTCGCTGTCTCGACGGTGCCGAACGAGGGCAAGGCACCGTTCATGTGGGCGGCATCTTTCCCATTCACGTTGGATGACGGCACCAAGATCGGTGAGTGTTCTGCCAACGAGGCGACGCTGACCTGCACGGTCAAGGAAGTGCCTGAGTCCTACAAGGACAAGACGGATGTTACGGGCACCTGGTGGGCCAAGGCACGTCTTCAGGGCGGCGCGATTGGCACCACTGAGGGTACGATCACGCTGAACGGTAAGGCTGTGAAGACCCTTGTCTGGGGCGACAAGAACGGTGAGGGAGTCTGCACGAACGATTGTTCTTCGCCAGCCCACTATGAATACGCAAACCCAGAGAACGTGAAGTTCGGCTGGTCTAATGCAGACGGCACGATCTCGTGGGGCATCAAGTGGATTGCCAACGGGGGTGTCGAGTACAGCGTCAAGGACTTCGACGCGAAGCTGGGTACGACCGTGAAGTGCGCGAAGTCCGACACGTGGGACCCGGCCACGACTGAGATCATTACCGCTACCCAGGTGGACCCGAACACGATCAAGTTCACGGCCCCTGAAGGCTCCAAGACGTGTGTGACGTACCCGCCTGAGCATACTGTCGTTCCTGAAGGTCAGACCTCTGCGACCAACCATGCTGAGGTGAATGGCATGAAGCTAGAAGCTACGGCGACGGTTAAGAGCAACGGTGGTACGGATGGTGATGGTTCTGTGAAGCCTGCGCCGGAGCCTTCTACACCTGCCCCTGCACCGGAGCCGAGTGTTACTCCTGCCCCGCAGCCTACGCCTTCTGTGAAGCCGACTCCTGCGCCCTCTGAAGAGCCTACACCCGCTTCTTCCGAGAAGCCTACCCCTGCTCCTGCACCATCTGAGAAGCCTTCTCCGGCACCTAGCCCTTCGGATGAGCCGCAGTCTGCGACCCCTACGCCTCAGCCGCCTGCCCCGGCTGTCGTACCAGAACAGGGCAAGCTCGCTAAGACGGGTGCTGCATCTGAGGCTATCGTGATTGCACTTATTGCAATCGGTGGTGGTGCCTTGGCCTGCTACCTCGCCTGGCGTGCCGGTCGATTTGGCAATGACCATATCTGAGTGATACACTAGGAGCCTCCTTCCTAACAGGGCAGAGCGCCAGTGCTGTTTAGTGCTGGCGCTCTGTCTTACCTAAAACACAGTGTGGCACAGGTCACACAGGTTTTGCTTGTACCCTACACTAACACGTACTAGTATTGACTGCGTAGAAAGGAGGGACAATGACAGACCCAAGTAAGGTTGTGGAAACGTGGCTCAAGCGAGTTGGCCGCAGCAGCTTTAGTTACTCTGACAGGGCTACGAAGCAACCAGCCAGCGTCAAAAAGTTCAACCCGGTGAAACTAGACGAGACAGCAGAAAAGCTCATCGACGGCATCTACAAATGGTGGTACGGCGAGACTAAGACAAAGCCGCGTTTCAATGATGTCGTTATCTGCCTGAGTCAGTACGTGAGCCGGAACAACAACCTAGCAAACAAGCTCGTTCCACACGTACCAGCCCTTGATGACCTTAACTTCATCTGGGATAAAGAATCACGTATTGCTGTGACAAGCGGCGACCCAGTAACATACATGGGCATTAACCGTGAACTTATCAACAAGTGGTATAAACACTATAAAGACCTAGAAACTGACTTCGGTCAACTAGCCGACGAAGTTATCACAGACTGCATTGCAGCACCAAGCACACTTAAGTTTGCTAAAGCCGCTGCACTCATGGTTGTACTCAACGAAAGGAGAACTAATGAGACCAGTACGACAGCACCATAACGATGCTGGTTTCGACCTGTCTACGAAGATGCCAGTGATTATCTATCCCGGTGAAGTTATCCTCGTGCAGACAGGTTACTATCCCGCTAAGTTCGACATTCCTGACGGCTCTGTCGGACTCGTCTTTGCCCGCTCTTCCTTGAGTAAGAAGGGCCTTCTACTCGCTAATGGTGTTGGTGTTATCGACGCTGGTTACGAGGGCGAAGTTCTCGTTCCACTGTGGAACATGAGCAAGGACACCCCTGTCGTTCTCGAAGAACATGAAAGGGTCGCTCAAATTGTCATTGTCAAGCTAGAGGGCGCATCGGCTCTCTACGCACAGCCACCTGTCCAAGCCGGTGAGCGTGGTCAAGGTGGTTTTGGTTCGACTGGAAGGTCTATCTGAGAATGAACATCAACGTCTACTCCAAGCCCAATTGCCCGCAGTGTACGGCGACGTACCGCAAGCTGAAGGCGCTTGGACTGCCGTTCAATAGCACCGACGTAACGGAAGACGCAGATGCGCTGGCATTTATCCGCGCACTGGGTTACCAGCAAGCACCTGTCGTTGTCGTGCGCGAAGGCGTGCAAATTAAGGAACACTGGTCGGGGTTCCGACTGGACCTACTGAAGAAGTATGAGGTGAAAGAATGAAAATTACTGACCCGGTGAAGCTCGAAGAGGCCCGCGCCCGTATGGCTAAGGCCCGTGCGTCTCGTAGTTCGATGAGGCACCCTGATGATGTTGAGCAGCGTGTAGGCACTGTTCGTCGGCTTGTGGTGCAGCAATTTACTGATGCAGGACTGACACTAGCAGATGACGGTCAACTGCTTGGTGCTGATTCTGCACGTTATTACTACAATAAACTTGTTCGAGGTTCACTAACCCTAAAGGACATGATTCTGCTTGGTGACTACATGCCTGTCGATTGGACACTGATCTTCAAGTCTATTCGACAGCCGAAGGAAGTTCTGCGTACACCGGGCACTCAGGAAGAAACTATCAGCATGGAGTTCAGCGAGCCTGGAGATAACCCGTTTGCTGATTACTTTACTGATGTGGATGGGGTGTGATGGAAGAAATTAGCTTGCGTGATTTCGGTAAGAGCCTGAGAAGGGAGATTCCTAGTATCGGCTCTACGAAGGTCATTAGGTTTCTGCGCCGTGAAGGATACCTGAAGAAGGGTCGCCATATTAGCGAGCCTACGGAAAAGGCCAAAGGACTGCTTGGTATCTGGCGGGTCTATAAGAACGGTAGAAACTCGTATCCCCAGGTGTATGTCACGAAAGAAGGTGTCCGCGTGTTCACTGATATGATTATCTCCGAGTATGAGGACTTCGGTCCTTGGGAGATTAGGAGAAGTTATAGTGACTGACTGGCATAATCTGATCGCTGATTACAACCTGTGGTGCGATAACTACGATGAGGGGCGTAGTCGAGCACTTGACCGTGTTATCGTCCACCATAACGCTGGCAAGGCTATGTCGCATGGTGGTGTCCTTGCAGCGTTTAACCATAATGGCACGTCTGCGCACTACAACGTGGACATTGACGGCAGTACCGCACAGTTCGTCCACGATAAGGACACTGCCTGGCACTGCCCCGGCGTTAACTCGTGTTCGATTGGCATTGAGCACGCTAACTCCACTGGCGCTGAGGGTGGCTGGGACATTGGTGAAGCGACACTTGATGCCGGTGCGCACCTGACTGCGGCTCTGTGTCGTGCGTATGGTCTTGGCCGTCCGCAGTGGCGTGTCAACGTGTTCCCCCACTCGGACTTCTATTCGACTGCCTGCCCCGCGTCTCTGCGGGATAAGTACGCTGGTGAGTACATGGAGAAGGCTCAGGCGTACTATGACAACCTTGATGCCGAGATCATTCAGTCTGAAGGCTGGGTGTCGCAGGATGGTGGCTGGTGGTACCGCACCTCGGATGGTGGTTGGGAGACCGGCTGGTTCCCTGTGAACGATAAGTGGTTCTATGCCAACGAGAAGGGTTGGTTGCAGGCTGGTTGGCAGCATATCGACGGCCACTGGTACTTCCTGCACGATATGCACGATTCGCGCTACGGCGAGATGGAGACTGGCTGGCAGAAGATCGGTGAAAACTGGTTCCTCTTGAACGATAAGGGGCAGATGCAGACCGGCTGGCAGCTCGTCAAGGGCAAGTGGTACTTCCTTGAGGAAAACGGCGCTATGCGTACTGGCTGGCTGTCGTACAAGGGCAGCGATTACTTCCTTACCAAGGACGGTTCTATGGCTGTCGGCCTCGCTCAGACGCGCCTTGATGGTGCGTGCTCGATTTTCGGTGAGGACGGCAAGCTGCTTGTCGGTAAGCTGGTTGTCGAACAGGACGCTGACGGCATCGTGAAGCTGGTAGAATCTAAGTAACTTCGATTTAGGAGGAACGAGGATATGGCTAACGAAGTCCTGACCGTTGACCGCACGAAGTGGTACCTGCTGACCCCTGAGCGGCGTAAGGCGCTGTACGCGCTGTTTGCGGCTCTTGGTGCGATTGGTGTCGCTTACGGCGGTTGGACTGCCGAAAGCTGGGAGCAGTGGTCTACTGTCGCTCAGCAAGTTCTCTCGGTGATTGGTCTGCTTGTTGCGACTGTTCACACTGGTGGTGTTTATACGGCTCCGTCGTATGGCACTCCTGACGCTGAGTGACACAATTACAGAAAACCCCCTTGCTGGTGTCAGTGAGGGGGTTTTCGCTATAATGGCCTCATGAAGAAGTTGCTGAGATCAATGAGCGAGCCGAGGTCGGTAACTGCCGTGATGGTAGTTATCTACACAGCTATCGCAATTACGGGTATTGGGTTCCTTACAAGCTATGATTCGTTGCCGTGGACAATCATCCTCGCGGCCTTGCTGATGCTCGTCTCCGGTGTTTTGGGCGCACCTTCAGCATGGTTGGGTTCTTGGTGGCTTGAAGGCCCCGCTGCACTTGTCGCTGTCCTTGGCATCATGCTCGTGTCGATCAATGAACTGGTCCTGACCACGGCACATGTTCGCTGGCCTCTCCATGTTATTATTTTGTCAGTAATCATTGCATTGTTTTTCTTTGCGCGTGCTCTGCGTGTGTGGCCGTATTCGTATCGGCCCGGAGTTCTGCCGAAGAGCAAGCTGGAAGAGGCTGAAGAACGGTACAATAAGACAAGGGAAGAATACTTGTCAACCGTTAGTGAGTAACAAGGAGTTAGCGTATGAACACGGCATTGGTGGGCCTCGTTTGCTCTGCCGTAACCCTTGTTATCAAGGCTATTGTTGATCTGTGCATTGATCGTTACAAGAAGGCTCAAGAGATTCAAGAAGCTCGTGATGATCTTGAAGCTGATTTGCGTACGCAAGCGTTCCTGTGGAAGGAACATGCTTATGCGGTGCGTGTTGCGGCTGTTCAGGCCGGTGTGAAGGTAGAAGACTTGCCTTCCGTTCCAAAGGAGGACTAATGCTCATTGCCTGGTTTTTGGTTGGTCTCGCTGCTGGCTTGATTGCCGGTGCTGCTTGTACTTACGTGTACTTGGACAACAAGTTTCAGAAGGCTGTGAAGGAGGTGCTTGGTGGTATCCAAGACGAACTCGCGCGATTTGCTGACGAGTGATGATCCGGAGCTGCGTGGCAAGCGCGACATGGCTTTGTCGCTGCTGAAGCGTGGTACGGAGCGTAACAAGATCATCTCTGCGACAGGCTTCACGTCTGAAGAACTGTTCGTTATCGAGCAGTCCTATTACGACAGCCGACAGGAGTTGTCGCCTCGTAATATGCGCATCAAGCAGCTTGACCGTCTTGATGCACTTGTTGACATGGCTTACAGCCAGATCGAGATGTTTGGTCTTGCTGACGAGAAGGGTAACTGGGGCCAGAATCTTCAGGCTGTTCTTGCTGTTCTGCGTGAGATTTCCGAGGTCGCTAACCTCAAGCGCCAGACGGTGACTCATGAGATTCGTGTGATCGAAGAGAAGCAAGTGAACATCATGCTGTCGTTCACTAATCAGGTGCTCGAAGAGTACACGGCACTCATGTATCCGCACCTGTCGGCTAAGGCTAAGAAGGCTTTGGAGACGAACAAGGCTGACTGGTTCTCTCAGGCTGTGTCGAAACCAGCTGCGCTGCTTGAGGCGACTGTGGAAGTTGAGGGTGACTGATGCTGCCTTTCGGTGCTGTCGCTAAGAAGTTTTCTGATGCCCAGCGTCTTGAAGTGTGGCGTAACAACCCTGCTAAGTGGGCTGAGGACCACGGCCTGTTCATGTGGTCTAAGCAGCGTGAAGTTTCACAGTCTGTAGTCGATCACCAGAAAACCCTTGTGGTTACTGGCAATGGCGTGGGAAAGTCACGTTTGTCAGCTACCCTTGTCAACTGGTGGGTAGACACTCATCCTGTCGATGATACGACAGTCGTCACGACGGCGACAAACTGGAAACAGGTCCGCAACGTCCTGTGGAAAGAAATACCCCGTGTCAAGGCTGACGCTGGCATCGGTGGCAAGGTTAACGCCGACGCAACGTGGAAGATGGGAGATCGACAAGACCCTATCGCCTTTGGTATGAAGCCGGACGATAAGGACGAGTCGGGCTTTCAGGGTGTCCACGACCAGTACGTCCTAGTGATTATGGATGAGGCTGGCGGTATCTCCAAGGAAATCTTCACCGCTGCGGACGCAATCACGACAAATAAGTACGCTCGCATCTTGGCTATCGCTAACCCTAACGACCCGTCGTGTTACATGGCCGAGGTGTTCAAGCGGGAAATGCGCCTGAAGCCAGAAGAGCGCTCCTGGAACATCATCCAGTTCGGTGCATATGACACACCTAATTTCACGGGTGAAGTCGTACCTGTCGAGGTTGCGACACGGCTTGTGCAGGTTGACTGGGTTGAGGCACGTAAGAAGGAATGGGGCGAGGATGACCCTCGTTTCGTAGCGCGTGTCCTCGGTGAGTTCCCGGACGTGTCTGACGACGGCCTGTTCAACATGGGTCGCGTCATGCAGTCGATGGAGGCATACGACACTTCTGAACCTGATGAGGGTATGCCGATTGTTCTCGGTGTTGACGTTGCCCGTTATGGTTCCGACAGCTCGGTGATTGTGTCGAACCAGGGCGGCTACATCAAGATTCATGGGCGCTACCAAGGCTTGAACGGTCCTGAGCTTGCTCGTAAGGTTGGTGAGCTGGCAGTCGAACTCGGGGCTGTCGAGATTCGTATTGACGCTATTGGTGTTGGTGCGTCTGTTCTCGATAGTATTTACAATTTCGTGCCTGCTGACATTTCTGTCGTTGGTATCCACGGTAACGCGAAGTCTGGGGATAGCACGAAGTGGTACAACTATCGAGCTGCTATGTACGATCAATTCGCTAAGGCTGTCGCTGATGGTCGTGTCTTCCTGCCCGATGACGATGAACTCCACAATGAAATTGCTTCTATCAAGTATGAGTACCGTGGTAGTGCCATTCTGATTGAATCGAAAGAAAATATGCGTAAGCGTGGCATCAAGTCGCCTGACGTTCTTGATGCTGTCATTTACGCATACCAAAACATTGGAGCGATTATGGCCGGTGATTCAGAAGGTCAGTACTATTCGCCTGATGATCTACTAGAAGAAGATGACCTCTTGGACTTCATGTTCGAGGAAGAGTTGTCTGTATTTCTAGCGTGATAGGATAATTAGCATGAAGTATGAGCAGACATTTCAAGAAGCGCTAGGGTCTTTTTCTGATACCCTAGCGCGTCTCAAGCGAGAAGATGCGGGCTGGTTGCCTTTGTCTGCTGTCGAAGGCCCTGATTCTCTGATTACTCTTGATGTGATTAGGGACCATTCGGCGCGTGCGCGCCGTTTGGCTACTCTTAACCCTATTGTGAAGCGTGGCTTGGTTGTACGTAACGCTTACATGTGGGGCGACCCTGTTGTCTACAAGGGTTCTACTGGACCTTCCCGTAAGGTAATCGAAGAAAATGCGAAGGCTTGTTTCAGTGTGCAGGCGCGTGTTCGTGATGAGCAGTCTTTCAACACTGACGGTTGCGTCATTTATCTTGTGGATAAGGCGACAAAGACTGTTACACCTGTTCCGTTGATGCGGCTTGCCGGTGTGGCTACTGATGATGCGACAGGTGATGTCGTTGCTGTGCTCATTAACCCTGTCGTGAGCGGTGAGCCTCAGTGGTACATGCTGTGGGACCGAGTGGGCGTGAAGATCACCAAGTCTAACTACAAGGTGAACAAGCGTTTGACGGTTGTGTACGCGACCGTGAACCGGCTTGCTGCTGAGCAATATGGCAAGCCTGATCTCATGAGCGCTATGTCGTATGCGCAGAAGTACAAGGAGCATCTTGAGGTCGCGCACCTCATGGAGAAGTCCTTGGCAAAGCTGGCCTTTAAGGCGACGAGCGTTAACTCTAAGCAGCAGCAAGCTGTTCAGCAGCGTATGGCTGGTCCGGGTGTCGGTGCCACGGCGAACATTGGGGCTGGGCAGGACATTCAGGCGATCAACAAGGCCGGTGCAGGTATTGATTTCTCGGCTGGTACGCCTCTAGCGGCTATGGTGTCGGCTGCTCTCGACATCCCCTTGTCGGTGTTGCTGACTGATGGTTCTGCGGGTGGACGACAGGGCGCTGAGACTGCGCTGGAAGACCCGACGTTTAAGGCGTTGGAGTTGCGTCGTCAACTGCATATCGACATGTTGAATGAGATTACGCTGGCTCTCGGCATTAAGGTGTCGATTGAGTACGGTTCGATCAACAATGACCAGACGCACCGCCGTATTCAGTCTTTGACGCTCGCGTATCAGAATGGTGCTTTGCATCAGATTGAGATGCGTTCGGGTGTGTTGCAGCTCTTGAAGATTGCTGGTTCTTTGCCGTTGGAAGACTTGCCTGCCCTACCCGATGAGGGTGAGAATGAGGATGAGGGCGAGGAAGATTCGACAACGACAAAGAGTGATGATGCTGAAGACGGGCGCGCAACGGGTGTTGGGCCAATGTCTGATGGAACGAACGACAACCGGGATAGGGGGACTGATGCTTAAGTTGCATGAGTCAACTGCGGCTGTCGGTACTGAGTCTCTTGGTGAGGGTAAGTACCGCATCCGTATTATCGTGCCGGGCCAGGGTTCGAGTGGTATTTACACTGCCGAGAACTTGGCTGAGTCTGCGTCTTTGTTTAAGGCGGGCACGGAAATGTTTATCGACCACCCAACCGAGACTGAGGAATGGGAGCGCCCGGAGCGTTCTATTCGTGACTATGCTGGCGTGTTTTTGGAAGACGCGACGGTTGGTGAGGATGGGGCACTCTACACTGTGTGTAAGGTGTTTTCTGGGGTGAATGAGCTTATCAAGGATAAGTGGGAACATATTGGTGTTTCCATCAATGCTTGGTGCAACGAGCCAATTGCGGAAACAGGTGTTGTTCCTGTTTTTGCTGGCGTTAGGTCGGTTGACTTTGTTACCGCGCCTGGTGCGGGTGGTGGCATTGTTGATCTGCTAGAATCAAATAGGAACAACTCTATTACTAAGGAGGGAACTGTGGACGAAAAGCTGCTTGAGTCCAAGTTCGATGAGCTGAAGGGTGAGTTTGCTTCTCTTATTGAAGCTCTCGGCTCTAAGCTGGAATCTGCTGTGGCTTCTCTTCAGGAGGCCAAGGTGGAGGAACCTGCTGAGAAGGTCGAAGAGGCATCTGTCGATGTCGATTCCGTCCTTGAGGCCGGTAAGAAGATTGCCGAGTCCGGTTTGCCGGAGGTGGCTGTCGCCCGTGTTCGTGAGGCTGTGAAGAATGGTGCGGATGTCGAGTCCGCTCTTGAGGCCGAGCGCGCGTATCTCAAGGAGGCTACGGTCTCTACCGCTACCCCTGTTGTCGAAAAGAATGACAACACCTACGGAAAGATTGGTTGGTGAGCATAATGGCGGTTCAGCCTATTAGTGTTCCTGTTGTCAACGACAACCAGATTTTTGAGTACTCGAAGACTCTCTCCCTTCCTGTTGATGCCCAGCAGGCCCACCTTAACCCAGGCGACGTTGTTGTCATTAACAAGGATAACGGCATTGCTGGTATCCTTCAGTCGAAGGTTCGCCTTAAGACTACCGGCGTTACTTTGGACTCGACACCTCTTGCTGATGTTCTCACGGCCCCTACCTACGGGTTGAACGGCCCTGGCTACGCCTCTGTGCGTATCGCTGGTGGTGTGTTTGAGCTGGTCGGCAAGTCTGCTGCTGATGCTAAGGCCGGTGCGCCTGTGTATGCGAAGGCTGCGACGGGCCGTGGCACCAAGCCGGAGATTACGACCGTTAAGGCTGGTGCTGATGTTGTTATCGGCTGGCTGAAGGAGCCGCTTGCTGCGTCTGCCAACCCCCAGAAGATGCAGGTTGTTCTTGCGCCTGCTAAGAACGCCTGATAGGAGGCAACTAAAGTGCGTTTCAAGAACCAGGAAGAGTTCAACGTCCAGTTGGGTGAGGCCCTTGCAGGCGACCGTCTCGCGCAGGCGCGCCTGAAGGAGGCTGTCACCTCTGATCAGCTGGCACCTATGTTCGTGAAGGCCGCGAACGTTCGTTTCCAGGAGTATTTCGATGCTCATGAGACGATTTGGGACAAGATTGCGACGAAGGAGCTGTTGACGGACTTCCGTCCTGCTTCGCTTCTGTCGCTGAAGCCTGACGCTACTACGGCTCCTATCGACAATGGTGGCTATCAGCACCCTGTGGGCACGCTGCCTCATGTGCCTGAGTTGACTCCTTACCCGACCATGTCCTACAGCGCAGACGGTGCGTTTATCACGACTGCCAAGCACGGTGCTCGCATCCAGTTCAGCTTCGAGTCGTTCATTAACGACGAGTGGAACGTAATTAGTCGTTTCCCGAAGGATGCTGCTGCTCTTGCTGCGCGTACTGAGGACTTGCTGGTCCTCCTTCAGCTGTTCGACCCTGCTAAGAAGACTCTGCGCGGTGACGTGTTTAACGGCATCAACAAGACCGAGTTTAGTGTCGATGGTCTGCCTAGTGAGATCACTGCCGGCGCTTCCGGCCTTGGTACCACTGGTAAGAATCATGAACTGTCGTTTGATGCGATTGTTGCTGCCCGGTTCCAGGCACTTGCTACCCTGCGTGACGGTCACTCGACTTATGTTCCCGAGGGTTTCGTGCTGGTCACTAACCCCGCTCTCGCTGAGGTTGCTAAGGGCTACACTCAGATTAACGAGATTCGTGTTCAGAACGGCAAGCGCACTGAGATCAAGGGCAACCCTCTGAAGGACTTGGAGGTCGTTACTTCTGATCTGATTTCCGTTGTTGGTGGCGAGAAGGCGTGGGTTCTTCTTCCGAAGGGTGGCCGTGCCAATGGTAAGACTGTCCTTGCTAAGACTGGTATGCTGGGTCGTGAGGCCCCAGAGCTTCGTATCCACAACAAGACTGGTCAGATGATCGGTGGCGGCGACGTTAATCCTTATGAGGGTTCGTTCGACAACGATGATGTCGAAGTCCGCATCCGTCAGATCGCTGGTGCTGGCATTGTTCGCTACGATGGTGTCATCGGTTCGACTGGTAATCCGTTACTCTGATCAGTTAGCTGATTAAGTAAGACCCCTGTGGCCCCTTTGGTCACGGGGGTCTTGCTATACTGGTTTCATGAGTGATATTGATTTTTCTTCGCCTGTTGGGCAGGTGCGCGTTCTTATTCCTGATTTGCGTAAGTTGGAGGACTTGCGTGATTTGAGGAATGAGCCGCGTTATCTTTTCGCGGATGAAGAGATTGAGGCTTTGCTCGCTGTTAACGGTGGTAACGTGAAGCTGGCTGCTGCTGATGCGTGTGACGCTATTGGCATGGATAAGGCTTTGCAGCTGCTTGTCTTGAAGACGGACGACAAGCAGACGGACGGCGCTAAGCTGCTGGCTGCGATTGTCGGTCGTGCTCGTCAGTTGCGTGCTCAGGCGAAGGAAGACGAGGTAAATAACCTTTGCTTTGATGTTGTGCAGCCAACGTTTGAGCCTGTGGATTGGGCGGTGAACTTCTAGTGGGCTTGTCGATTGACCCGAATATTCATCCTTTGTTCATGTATGCCTCGTATTATCCGTTGCAGTTGTTGGCTAATACGAAGGTGAGCATTTTCAAGGAGCCAGACACAGTGGCGTATGACTGGTCTGATGAGGCTGGTTTGTCGCTTGAGTATAACAATCCTGTGTGGAAGGGTTGGGCGAACATTACACCTAACGTTGACTGGCGTGCCCGTAACCGTGAGTGGGCTGGCACAGTCACAGGTGTTCATGCTTATCGTGTGCAGCTTTTGCATATCGACAAGAACGAGGTTTTTTCACGTGATTTGTGGGGCAACCCAGATGCGCGTGTGTCGTTTGCTGAGGGTATGCGCGTCCAAGTAGAGGAAATGCCGACCGACCAGCGTGTTGCAGGGTTGAAACTGGTTGTGCGTAACGCTCAGGTTGATACGCTGAACTGGCAGGTGACGCTTTTGTGTGACGTGGCAACGGGAGAGACCGCTAATGGGTAGGACGAAAAAGACTGTCCGGTATGATGGTCGTGTTGCTGGTATTAAGGTGACTGTCGATACCGACAGGTATGGTGTTGCTGCTAAGGCGAAGAAGAAGATCATTGACGCTGCGTGGAAGAAGGTTGACGCTGCGGCTAAGGCTGCGGCTGTCGCTTCTACTGAGTATGGTCGTGCTTTGATTGCGACAGACCCGCGTCGTGTTGATACTGGCTATATGCGTGATGCTTTCCGTGTTGATGCGTCTAAGGGCGGTAAGGTTGTCGAGATCGGTTGGCATCGTTGGGACCGGGCTAAGCCGTATTATGCGTGGCAGGAGAACGGCACGTACAGTCAGCGCACTTCTGGTTATTTGCGTTCTGGCTTGCGTGGCAAGCCTACGGGTGGCGACAAGGGGAAGGGTATTACCCCGGCTAAGTATTTGCCCCGTGTGACGGCTGTGTTCCGTGAAGAGTTCTATGGGAGGCTGAAGTGACGGATAGGACCTTGGAGTTTGACGAGGCTTGTCTGGCTCTTTTGCGCACGATTAAGGATGTTGAGGTTTTCGACTCTTTTTCGCGTGATACGAAGGTGCCTCTTTATATCGTGTATCACGGCGGCGCTGAGATTAATCGTCAGTTGGACGAGTATGTGTCGCTTGGTGGTCACACTATGGATGTGTACGAGCATCCTTTCACGGTGGACGTGTACGCTGTGAATAAGAAACTTCTCAATCGGCTTGTGTCGGTTGTGAAAGAGAAGCTCATTGGTGCTGTGTTGGTTGATGGGTCTAATGGGGTGAATATCGCTGCGTCTGTTGGTACTGATAGCGATTACGATTCCACGTTGCGGCCTACGGTTTATCAGCACAGTATGAGTTTTTATGTCAACCTGGATAGGGGTGAGTGAATTGCGCGTGCGCAATGTTTTTACCAATATTGTCTGCGACAAGACTGAAGATGAGCTGGCTGTTCTGCCGGACATGTATGAGGTTGTCGATGACAATACGCCGATTACACAGGCCAAGTGTTGCGGCGAGGATGATACCATTGAAGATGACGATATCGTTTCCCACAAGGAGGAAGACTGATGCCCAAGATGTTGTCGCCGAATACCACCATTTGGTGGGTTCCGGCTGATGCCATTACTGACGTTGCTGACCTGTTTAAGGCTGCTACCTACACGGGTGGTACGCCGAAGGCGGTTGACATTTCGTGTGCTATCGCGGCGGGTATGACGCTCGGTGCGACGGACTCTGACACGGACGACTCGCGTACCATTTGCGACTCGGGTAACGCGAAGACCCCGACTATCTCGAACTACGAGGCTTCTCTCACGTTCTTCCGTGAGGCTATTGCGGCTGGACAAAAGGCGGCGGGTAATACCACCGTCTATGATAAGGCTTACCAGTTGTTCAAGCGTGGCACGCTTGATGGTATCAAGGAAGGGTACCTTATTCAACGTATCGGCTTCCGACAGGGCACCCCTGTTGAAGCCGGTCAAGAGCTGTCGGCCTTCAAGGTTGTTCCCGACAATCCGAAGGACGTGCTCGGGGATGGGGATAAGCCCATCCAGTTTGAGGTGCCCTTCTTGCCGCAAGGCTATATGGAGTTGAATAAGGCTGTCACTGCCTGATCAACTCTGCTAGAATACCCCTGTACCTCCGAGGTGCGGGGGTATTCTCATATCTGATTGGAGTAGACATCATGGCTTTTGAGCTGTCTAAGATTATCCAGACTATCAAGCCTTCCGTGAAGGCTATCGACATCCCCCTAAACTTGGAGGACGCTGAGCGTTATGTGGAGCTAATTGAGTTGGCTAAGACTGCTCAGTTGCACGAGGCCCCTATGTCTCGTTCGATTACCGACACTGCGCCCGGTGTCGAACTGACTGAAGAGATCGAGGAACTTCGTAGGCAGTCAATCACTCTTCGTCTGCGTGCGCTCTCAAACAAGGAACTTAATATTCTGAAGCGCAAGGTCTGGGAAGACCCGTTCTTCTCCACAAAGAACAAGAACGAGGACGAGAAGGCGATTATTGCCATTGAGCGTGAAGACCGCTTGATGGAGTACATTGTCGCTCAGGCTTGTGTTGAGGTTATCGACAATGCCACTGGCGAGTCTAAGAAGAATCTGACTGAAGACGAGGCCGCAGAGCTTCGCGGTTATCTGCCTGAGTTCTTGTGGCAGAGGGTGCTTCAGACGTGGGATGAGGCTCAGACGTTGGGTATTGCCATTGCTGAAGCGGTTTCTGACCCTACGTTTCGTGGGGACGGAACTGTCGAAACCGGAGAACCAGTGGATGCTGCTTCTTCTGAAGACGGCGAGGGCTGAGGGTAAGCCACCCACGCTGTTTACAGGTGCGCACGGCATGTTTGCTCGCGCGGTGCCTGTATGGTTTGGAGATGAGAAAGACTCTGAGCCAATTCCTCAAACTGAATACACTAACCTTGATCTTGCGTTGTGCGCGGGTTATCAGTATTATCTCGACAGCCTGTGTAACAAGTGTGGTACACCGCTCTGGTACGGTCGTAGTGAGCATAGTGCGATTGAGTTCCATGTAGAGACTTCTACGTGTTATTCATGTGCTGAGCTTGATCGACATCGTGAGCACGCGAAGGAAACCAAGCCGGGTGAAAGCACGTACACGGTGATGGGCACTGTCGAATACTCGGACGGTACGAAAGAGCCGTTGCCTTCACCTCTTGAAGCGCTTGAGCAAGTTAGGTAGGAAAAGTCCCTGGTATCATTGAAGTGGTATCAGGGACTTTTCTTTTTAGGAGTTAAGGTGGCAGACGAGTCAATCAAGATCGACATTGACGTTAACGCTGCTGGGGCAGACAAGGCGGCACAGAGCATTGGTGCTCTGGAAAAGCAGATTGGTTCGCTTCAGAGTGCTGTCGCTACGCTGAAGTCCCCGTCTGGGCGTGGTGGCACGATTCTTGATTCTTTGCAGCTTGACAGCTCGAAGGTTAAGAACCTGAAGGACTCTGCGACAGCACTGAAGTCTGTGGCCGATGCGCTTGGCTCGTTGAATAAGGCTGCTGGGGACGCGAGTAAGGCTGATCTGTCTGCGGGTGTCGATAGGGCAGTTTCCGCGTATCGACAGTTCATCCGTGAGACTCGCACGATGAACAACCTGAGTAAGGACCATATCGCTAAGCTGAGGGATACTGCCTCGGCTATGCGTGAGGTGGCTTCTGCGTCTAATGCTATGGCTGAGGCTGAGAATAAGGCGAAGAAGGCCCAGGCTCAGTTGAATCAGTCGCAGGCGCGTAAGACTGAGGCTCAGGCTGAAAAGCTGCGTGCGCAGGCTTCGGTGAAGCGTGAGGATAATGCTCTTCCGTTGCAGAAGCAGAAGGGTAAGGACGAGCGTAGCCTTGTGCGGGCGAAGGGCGCTGAGGCTACTCGTCTTGCTGAGATTCAAGCGCTCACCGCTTTGGAGCAGGCAGAGATCAGGGCTGCTGCAACGACGGCTTCTGCTGAGTCTAAGCGTGAAGCTGCTGTCGCTAGTGCGTCGGCGCGTATTGGTGCTGCTCGTGAGGCTGAAGCTGCTCGTACTGAGCGTGCTCGTATTCGTGAGGAAGAGCTGACTAAGCGTCAGGCTATTCGCTCGGATGCTAGTACCGCGCGCAATAACGCTCGCGTGAGTGAGAAGGCGATTGAGAACGTCCGTTATGCTGCACGTGACATGGCCGTGTACTATGGTGCTATCACGGCTGGTATTGGTCGTGTGGTGTCGTCGGCTGCTCAGGCTGGTATTGCGCAGGAGCGCGCATTTGCTGATGTGGAGCGTACCGCACAGGGTACGACACAGAGCTTGAATGAGCTGAAGAAGTCTTACACTGATCTGTCTACGACAACTACTACGTCGTTTGCTGATCTGTCGAAGATTGGTACGCTCGGCGCACAGATGAACATTCCGACGAATAAGTTGAATGACTTTACGAAGGCTGTCGCTGAGTTCTCTACTGTGACGGGTATGGAGGTCGAGTCGGCTTCTACTGCGTTTGGTCGTTTCGGTGAGATGATGGGCAAGCTGCAAGAGTCGGCACCTGGTAAGGGTGACGGCTACGCGGTCTTGGCTAACCAGATTGCTGATCTTGGTGCGAAGTCGGTTGCGACTGAGCCTGAGATCGCTAACATGGCCGTTTCGATTGCTGCTCAGGGTAAGTCGGCTGGCTTCACCCAGAATGAGATTCTTGCCCTGTCGTCTACATTGTCGTCGCTTGCTATTCCGAAGGAATGGGCACGCGGCTCACTTCAGCGTATCTTCAACTCGATCAATGCCGCTGCCGCTGAGGGTGGCGACAAGATGCACACGTACGCCCAGGCTGTCGGTGTGACTGACGCTGAGTTCCAGAAGTTGTGGCGTGACGACCCGAACAAGGTGTTCCAGGGCATCTTGCAGAACCTTGCGGGTATTAACGACAAGGTTGAGAAGGCCCAGGCGATTAAGGACTTGGGCTTCAAGAACGTGCGTGACGTTGAATTGCTGTCTCGTATGTCGAACAGTGTCGGCCTGTATGTGGAGCAGTTGAAGGAGGCTGAGAGGGCTTCTAAGGGCACGACGTTCATTGATGAGTCGATGAACGTCATCATGGATACCTTGTCGGCTAAGATTGAGGCTTTCCAGCACGCTTTGCAGAACGCGGGCGCGGCCATGAACTCTAGCTTCATGGTGCCTTTCAAGCTGCTGATTACTCTTGCGACGGGTGTCGTCAATGCTTTCGCTAAGCTGCCCGCGCCTATTCAGGCGTTTGTTGGGGCGCTCGCGGCTGTGGCGACAGTGCGTGTTGGGCTTATGGCTGCGAAGGCTGCGGCTGTGTCGATGTCGGCGACGTACTTGCAGATGCAGAACCGTATGTTGCAGGCGACAGGCGCGCAGAAAGCCTCGTGGAGTGTCGTGTGGCAGGCTATTCGTCAGGCTCAGACGGCTACTGTTCAGTATGATTCGGCGCTTGCCGCTAACGTGGGTACGGCTAATGCTGCGGCTGCTGCTAATCAGCGGCTTGCTGCTGCGGATAACATGGTGGCTGCTGCGGCTGGTAAGGCTGCGGCTGCTAAGGCTGCTCAGAACGCTGCTCAAGTGGCTTCTGCTGGCGCGTCTGCTGCGGCTGCGGGTGCTCAGGTTGCGGCGGGTGCCGGTCAGGCTGTGGGTGCGTTGACCAAGCTGTCGTCTGTGGGTTCTGGCTTGATGTCGATGTTCGGCGGGCCGTGGGGTCTTGTCATTTCTGCTGCCCTTACTGCTGTATCTGTCGGCGCTACATACCTTGGTGATGCTTTCCAGGACTCATCGGCTAAGGCTGATGAGTTTAAGAACGCTGTCGGGGGTTCTTCTGCGATTTTGAACGCTTTGGCTCAGGACACTAAGGAAGTCGGTAATGGCACTCAGTCTGGCTTTGTTGAGCTGAACGCTACGATTGAGCAGAATGGTGAAGTTCTGACTGCTAACGGTCAGGCGCTTGGTTACTATGTTGATAAGTCTGGTCAGGTTGTTCAGGCTACGCACGAGCAGGCCGAGGCTATGGGTTTTTCGACCTTGAAGATTGGTGAGCATACTCAGGCGTTGATTATGGATGCCATTCAGGGTTCTGAGGCTTTCAAGGGCATGTCTAAGGAAACCAAGCAGGCTCTTGTCGATATGGGCTTCTCGTACGCTAAGTACATTAAGCTGGCTACTACGTCTGAATCTCAGGGTGGCGGCAAGGCTGCTGCTGATGCGTATGTCGATGGGTATATTCAGCAGATTCGTGCTCGGTCTAACGAGGCTGCACAGGCATCCTTGGACGCTGGCGAAGGTAGTGCGGGTATCCAGTTTAATACCAAGAAGTACGACGAGCAAGAGGCTGCTCTGCAAGGCTTGAAGTCAAACACTGAGGGTGTCGGCGGGGCAATGCGCGACGCTGTAAATGATGCCGCGCTCTTTAATCAAGGTATTGAAGAAACGGGTGACGCAGCGGAAGAAGCCGGTCTGAAGGTTGGTGACGCTAAGGGCGAGTTCCATAGCATGGCCGAGGCTATTCGCTCTGTGCTCGATGAGATGTTCTCTTCGACAGACGCGGCTGCTGCGCTCGATTCGTCGTTGCAACAGGTGTACGAGTCGATGCAGGAACACGGCACGTCGATGGACCCGAACAGTCCAGACGGCCAGGCGAACATTGCTGCTATCTCAGATTACTTCGAGAAGATGGGCAATGCCGCTGCTGCCGGTATCGAGGAAATGGGTCTGACCGGCGAAGAGGCATACCAGTACGCGCAGAACTCGATTCAGGACACCATTGACTTCCTTGCTGCTCAGGGCTTCGACATGTCGCAGTTCGAGCAGCAACGAGACACTATGGCCGCGATTATCGCTCAGCCGTACCAGTCTGGCGAGGTTGACCATTCTGCTACGGATGCGTCGCTTGGTCAGATGGTTGATAACGCGGCTCAGGCGGTGTCGCAGGCTCAGGGTTTCCTTGGCAAGGTGCAGGCTATCTGGAACTCCATCCAGTCGTACATGGGTGCGATTGGTGGTGCGAAGTCGAAGACTGGCAAGGGTTCATACACTGCGGGTCAGAAGTCCAAGATTCGTATGCCAACGTTTGCTAATCGTAACAATGGCACGTCGGCGTTTAGTGGTAACAACTTCAAGGCTAAGCCGTCTCGTTCCGGTGGCGGTGGCGGTGGTCATAAGCCCCGTTCCGGTGGAGGCGGTGGCGCAAGCCGAGCAAAGAAGGAAACGAAGACCGCAGCCGAGATTTTCGAGGACTTCCTTAGTCGTCTGAAGTCGGCGCTCGACAAGGCGCTGTCTACTTGGTGGCGCTCTACGACTGCTCAGGACAATTACCGTAAGGGTCTTAACAGCCTGAAGAAGGATGTTGAGGGCACGACGAAGAAGGTTTCTGATCTCCGTAAGGAGAATGAGAAACTTGCGTCGGATATGCGTAAGAACCAGCAGGAGTTGCACGACGCTGAGTTCTTCCATGCTGTCGCTGTGAAGTATGGTGACACCGAGCGCGCGCAGTCTACCCAGGTTGATATTGACGAGGCTAAGCAGAAGATCAACGAAGGCCAGACGAAGATTGCTGATAACGACAAGGAGATTGCAACCCTCCAAGCCGGGCAGTTTGCTCTGAAGGGTTACACCGAGGCTGCTATTGCTAACCGTGAGGCTTTGCGGTCGTTGCAGTCTCAGATGATTGGTCTGATTGAGGCGTACGCTGCTGCTGGTCATTCGACCCAGGAGATCGAGGCGTACACGCAATCGCTGAAGCAGCAGTTTATTGACCAGGTTACTCAGCTTGGGTTCAACCAGGGTGAAGTTACTGAGTTGGCTGGGGCTTTTGATAGCTTGACTTCGACTATCGGCCAGGTTCCGCGTGAGGTGAAGGAGCATGTGACTGATAACGGCACTGTCGGTTCGACACAGGATGCTATTGACTCGCTTCACTCTAACGGTGTGGTCGTTCCTGTGGAGCCAAGCCAGCGTGAGATCAATGTCAGGATTCGTTACCAGATTGACGAGGCATCCTATAACGCTGCGCGTCATGCTGCATGGATGAATCCGCTGGGTAGCCAGAACCGCACTGTTCGTACCAAGTCTGGTAGGAACATCGGCACATTCTACACAGGCGGTCTGCTGTCGAGCGCTAACTCTCTGCCTGGTTTCGCGGGTGGTGGCTTGTTGCCTGGTCGTCCTCCGGCTAACCCGAAGGCCGACAACCTTATGGCTACTGACGGCAAGGGCATGTTCCGTGTCCGTAGCGGTGAGTACGTGATTAGCCAGCCCGCTGTCGATTTCTACGGCAAAGGCTTCATGAACGCGCTGAACACGATGCAGGTTCCTGTTTCGGCTGGTGGTGTTTACGCTATGGGTGGTGGTGACGGTCTTGTTACAATTAACCCATCACAGTTTAATCAGTTGGTGAAGGCTGTTTCGACTGCGGTCATGCTTGATGGTCGCGCGATTAGCCAGAGCATCGACAACGGCAATATGAGGACAGGTAATCGTGGTGTCTACTAGGGGTTGCGCAACCCGTGAGGTTTGTTTCGGTGTGGGGAACGACATTATTGAGTGGTTCCCCGCACCGGACGAGTCGCCTGTTTCGACTAATGTTCATTCGGGCGACTCACAGCGCCTTCTGAATGGTCTGTCCTACATGGGTGGCTCTGTGTACGGTGGCAGGCATTATGAGCTGTCGTGGTCGTTCTTGAATCGTGAGCAGGCTAATACGTTCCGTGAGCTGTTTATGAACAGGACGGGCGAGTGGGTGACGTATCTGGACCCGTTCTCGATGAAGAACGTGTTGTCGCCTTTGATGGGTTTGCCATACTTGCATTACCATGTTGGTTCGCCGTTTGCTTTCAATGATTGGGGTAAGCAAGCACTGTTTCCTACGAAGGCTAACAATTCTCAGTCTGGGCATCCGGGTGTCGTGCTGAAGGCTGGTGTCCTTCAGATGAACAACAAGTTCCAGTCTACCGTTGATCGTCTGAATGGGCGGCAGGTGTCTTTGGCTTTGTCGAAGGTTGGAAGTTACACTGAGCGTGTTCTTGTACCTGAAGGCCATAAGGGCGTGTTTTTGTCGTCTGGGCCGGAAGATGGTAAGAGTCCGTTTGCGTTTAATTTCCGTAAATTGACTGGTGTCTCTGACACCTTCACTATCAATAAGAATACGGTGCGCGCACTTGATCCCGGTTTGTGGGAGGTGTCGATTCTTCCGAGGTTTGAAGGTGGACTCGATTGGACTATGCTTCAGATCGTGCCCGAGGATACACACATCGACACAGCCGTTAACCTGTATGAGTTCGCGTACCCTTCGGGTGGCGGCAACCTTCAGGTTGTTCCTGGCTCGGCTAGTGTTGTGACTGTCAACAACTATCGCGGTCATTACACGGCTTCTGTGACGTTGGAAGAGGTTTACTCATGGTGATGCAGGCTATTGGCTTTACTAATAACAAGCTGACTGGCTGGTCTGTCGTTGAGGATGCTGTTTCTCTTGATCGTGATTCTACGACAGGCGGCTTCTCTGAGTATTCTCTTGAGGGTGCCGGATACGTTGAGGCTGCTGATGTGATGACGAAGGAGATTCGTCTCGACAGCCCTATCTTTGGCCGTACTCACGCATTTGTCAGGTCAATTACGAACACCCCGTGGTCTTGGTCTGCGACGTTGAATGACCCGTTCTATCGTCTTGATGTGTCTGCTGAGGTTAAGCACCTTCAGGGCGTGACGATGGACAAAGTTATCGCGCAGGTGTTTAAGGCTGCGGGTGTCGAGTCCCCAAAGGTGTATGTTGCTAAGCCGACTGCTAATGAGCGTAACCCATTTATTGCACCTAAGACCACTATTGCGACTAAAACATACGATTTTGTTGGTGGTAAGGGTAATTTGTGGACTATCCTCAAGAGCTTCTTGTCTGCTAACAATTATCAGATTACGTGGGTTTATGACACGATTGTGCTGTTTGAGAACCACACTGTTCTTACGAGGTTTCAGGGGTCTACTGTAGACTATTCGATTCAGTGGGTCATTGGTGAGCCTTTCTCGCATATTGAGTGTACCTACTACCCTCCTGTAGTCCATGCCACGTCCTCGGACTACAAATCTGGCAATATTGGGGGTACTCGGCCTACTGTTCCAGGCGAAGATCGTATTAGTCTTATCCACCCGCAACCGTCTAACAACAAGACGACAGTGGAGTCTATTAAGGCTGCTGAGGTTTTGTCGGTAGAGTCCGGCGAGACTAAAGAGTTTGTGCTTGAGATTCAAGGGACGATTGATTACCTGTATTCTCAGCCTGAGTGCGTGATGCCTAACGAGGTTGGCACCGACTTCAACATTAGGACTCGCGCTAACAATCAGGTCTATTTCGCTCGTTCTGTGTATTCAGTCGTTGGTAAGGACAACAAGCCGATTACACCCGCGCAGTGGTATGCCGAGGGTGGTTCGCTCCATATCGAGAAAGGTGACGAGGCGAACCAGATCAAAGTGACTGTGACGGGCATGTCGAATGAGCGTCTAGCCCCTTACCGTATTGCCGAGTCGGACGGTCAGACCGACTACAGCACACTACGTATTTACGGGCACGCTTACCTGTGTGATCAGGAGACGTTGACGTTCTACACAGGCTACCCGTACAAGACGGATGCTGTGAAGATCGACAGCATGAACCTAACGACTAAGACCCAGGCGTTCGAGGCTTGTGTGTATAAGGCTCAGAGTGCGTTTGGCTATTCTGCTGAGATGGATTGGACTGGCACTGTTCCAATGCACGAGTCATACACGGATGTCGTGTATGACTTCGAGCGTGAACCTGTGTACTTGTCCGATGTCGATGCTTTTACGGGTGCGCCCCTACCAGAGAAGGCTGCTGAGAAGTGGCCGCAGGGTACGACCATGAAGAAGATCATGGACGACTTGTTGGAGTTCACGAAGAACAAGCCTGTGGTATCGAATCAGCAGGTGTTTGGCCGCATTGCTGGGACGACAGCGGTGTATGACCGCTTTACGTGGCATATCAAGTCAGCTTCGTATGATGAGTCGAGTGTGAAAGCCTCTTGTGAAGCGCTTACTCAGGTGTCGGATGTTGCTACAATATTCGATAGGCCACGGGTTGCGGATTATCCTCTTGAGGCTGGTATTACGCTTCGAGAGTTGACGTTGAAAGGAGTGACGCATAATGAAGCACAATCTGCCGACACCATCCCAGGCATGGGGAAGTGACATTGACAGGCGCGTAGCGTATCTTGAGAATGACATGACCTTGATGAAGAGCAAGGTTAGTAATTCTTATGATGCTGTTAGTGCCTTGACTTCGACACGTGCTGCTAACGGTGTTGCCCAGCCGTTCTACCATGAGTTGTTCATTGAACAGCCAGGTGCGAGGCCCGGTATTGGTGCGTATGAGGACTTGTGGACACTGCCCCTTGACTGGGGTTATTCTGGTTCGTTCATGCAGTTGTCAATCACAGGTTATCTCTACTTGCCAACGAAGGAGATTGACCTTTCTAACTACACGCACCCCCAGGCTGTCGTTGGTGTGCGCGATAACCAGATGCGTGAGCGAAAACTTGTTAGCCACGCTAACTCGATTTTCGAGCGTCAGAATAATTCAACTCGCTACGCATTGTCTTGTTCGTTGTCGTTTACGATGGTTGTTGATTTCGATAACTTCCAGTATGGCTATGCGTTTATTGGGTTTCAGGGGTTGCTTGGACAGCCTGGTTACATTGACAATTACAATGGGCGGGCACACTTGTCTGTCCAACTCTCGGGAGTGAGGTACTAACATGGGTACGATTAACGATCAGGGCATCTGGAATTACAGCGACAGCGATATTGTGCAGTCGTGGCCGGTGTTTATGAATCTCGGTTTCAACTCCGTATCGGATGTTGTGAAGGGTCTGCAAAAGGGCCGTGTCATTATTGCTAATAACGCGAGCGATTATGACACTAAGCTGGCCGCTATTCGTAAGGCTAGTGCTGGACAGTTCGATGTGTTGATTTACCGTAAGGACACTGGTGAGTTCCTTGTCAACACGAATGGACAGCTGACTAAGGTCAGCGGTGGCGACATCGAAGTCGATTACGTTAACGACAACCGCGCCTTTGGTACGTGGTACCGCTATGGTGTGAATGGCGCTAATGCGCAGATTAGCCAGAACATTATGCTGCCAAAGAAGGGTGTTTGGCTAATCACGCCACATATCACGATTTCTAATGACTCTACAGCCGGTGCGGTCAACGCGAACATCGACCTCTTCTGCTCTGTCGCAGGTGCCCCGCACAAGAACGTCGGTGCTATGAATACGTACAACCAGCCAAGTTGTTTCTTGTTCACAGGTAGCCCTATCCCGTACTATGCCAACACACCTAACAAGAGCGTTGCGGTTGCTGTCAAGATCGCTTGTTCGACAGGCGCTAACGTCGGTTGGGGTGGCCTGGTAGTTGGTGCTGCGAAGATTGGTTGATGTGCTATACTAGTCGGTGACAATTATTCACCTCCGTGTGAGTGTTGTTGGGTGTGAGGCACAGAAAACCCCTCTGCTAGTTCTCCTTTCCTAGCAGAGGGGTTTTCGCTATCTAGGCCACCCGTTGTCGAGTGTCCACTTGTGCTTCAGCTCGTGAACCAGGTAGTACACGAGGTGGCGGAACGCATCTCTCACATCGTTCGCGTCCTTGTAGCCGACATCCTTGCCGGTAAGCCACCAGCCGAGGTTCTTCAGTGTCGCGTCCTTGACCAGGGCCTTGGCTTGTGCTGGGGTCTGGTAGTGGATGTCATCGACAAACCAGTCAAGGATTGCGTTGACCTTCACGGGGGTAAGGTCTGCTGTGAACTTGTTGGAAGGTCGCAGGTCGAACTGTTCAGCAACGACAGTAGCCTGCGGGTACTCGTCAAGGTAGTGCTTGATGAGTTCCGCTGTATCAGTGTGTGTCGCGCAGATAAACTGGTCGAAGTGTAGAATCTCCACTTCTTCTTCTTCTTCAACACGTGCCACAACGAGGCCGGTGTTCACACCAGGGTCAATTGCTATTACTGTCGTCGTCATTATCTTCCTCCATCCAGTTTTCGGTGATGACTGCATATCCGGTACCCATGAGCCTGTTTCGGCCTGTCGGTGAGAGGCTACCAAAAATACCAGAGCGGAACTTTTTGCCGTCGATTGGTGTCTCTTCAGCTATCAGACAGTCTTGAAGGCATTGTTCCTTGACAGGGCACTCATTACAAAAAGCCCTCACAACTGTTTCGTAGAGTGTCGGGTCGTAGAACCATTCGGTTGGTGCTCCACTACAGGGTGCCTGCTTGTAGTCTGTCACACTTCCTCCCAGTTATTGCCAACCTCTGCTTCAGCAGCAAACGGAACGCGATTGAACACAATGGTTGCTGCCTTAGCCATTTCGCGCTCCATCATCTTGGAGCACTCTTCGATAGTTTCTTCCGGGCACTCGACATAGGTAGCGTCATGGACAAGACCAATCAGCTTAGCCCCGTACTGTCCTACTTGCTCGTTGATCTTGATTGCCGCGTTGAGGCAGATGTCGTTAGCAGTTGACTGCGGAACAAAGGCGAGTGCTTCATTCTGTGTCGAACTGTAGCTGTTGTCCGACACAAACAGGGGGTTGAACGTGAGGCCGAACTTGGTTTTACGTTCGTTGTCCTCTTCCTTACGTCCGACGCTATGGCGTACTCGTGTCTGCCAGTCTCGAAGTCCTGGGTAGGCACCAAGGTATTGATCGACAACGTGCTGTGCAGTTTCAAACGGCTGTTCAAGGGCTGTCGCAATAGCGGCAACACCACGGCCATAGTTGAGGCCGTACACCACACTCTTGACCAGTGCGCGCCGGTTCTTAGCAGTCTTTGGATGTTCGTGCTTGAACGCCTCATATGCTTCAATTGTCGGGAACTCTTCAGGCCAGATTTTCGTCATTAGGTCATCGAAGAAGTCAGGCGCACCCGGCTGGAAGGCAGCAATCATGGCCTCGTCGTCCGCAAGCTCTGCGACAGTGCGCAACTCTGCCTGAGAGTAGTCACACGAGATGATCTTGCACCCCGGTGCAGCGACAAGGGCACGCTTGATGCCGCTGTCACGCCCCATTGTCTGAATTGCCGGACCCTTGGCCGACAGGCGACCCGTCTTCGCACCGTGAGGCAGGTAGTAGGGATGGATACGCCCATCCTCACCGACCTTACGTCGCACGTTGGCAATGAAGCTGCCAATCACCTTAGCTGCGTAGCGGTAGGCAAGCAGAGCGTCGATAAACTCAGTCTCCTTGCCTTCGCGTCGCAGCTTCTTCAGGTGGTCCGAGTCGAAAGACGGGGACGACACACCTTTAGACTTGAAGTAGTCCTTGATTTGCTTAGGTGACTGTGGGTTGAAGTCTTCGCCCGCGTGCTGTCTCAAGACAACAAGGTTCTCGTCACACTGACGCTTATACTTCTCTTCCAGTTCATCGAGAGCATCGAGCGACACCGCAACACCATTCATCTGCACATCGTTCAAAACCTTCGTGACCTGCATACGGTAGCGGTAGTAGTCGTACTTTCCGCTGTTCTTGAGCATCGGGAGGAAGTATTCGTATAGCTTGTGGGTCCACACAACGTCCATCAGGTTGTACTCATAGAGCTTTTCCCTGGGGATGTTCTCGAAGTATGCTCCACCTTTTAAGTACGACTTTGCATCCGAGTCCCAGTCCTCGGCACGCAACCAGCGACGGGCAAGCGGCTTCAGGCCATGCTCACCTGCCAGGTTGTCGAGCACGAAATGCATGAGCAGCGTGTCCTCGTGATGGTACACGCGGATACCCAGGCGCTTCGACAGGTATGGCATGTCGAACGTGCCGTTGTGACAGATGACAGTGCAGGTGTCGCACAGCCGCTTGATAAGGTCTGCTGCCTTGTCGGTCTCGGCAAGCTCTTCAGGGATGACGACACCGAACTTGCCGTTCCACAGGGCGATAGAGAGGATGCGGCCAGCAGCAAAAGTGTCTTCGTCAATGTCACCTGCGGACTCGATATCGAGCGCAATCAGTGTGCCCGGCTTGAACGTGATGTCCTCGCCCTGCCAGATAACCCAGTCCTTACCCTGCTTCAGACCAAGTTCTTCTGCGCCGAGGTAGGCGTACTGCAATGCCTGAGCGAGGAACAGACCAGCCTGCGGGTTAGTGACGATCTGCTTAGGTGAGAGCGTCTTGTACGCCTTGCCCTTATACCCCTTAACAGTGCCGAGCGTGATCTTGATGTCATCATCGTTCACATCATCAGTGATTTCGACGTGCGCGTCCTCTGGAAGGCCGGATACCACGAGTGCCCGCCTAAGAAGAATCTGTGCAAGAACAGGCAGCTTGTCCACATCTTCAGTCAGAATCTTCATACTTGCCCTCCCGTGTACTTAATAAATCGTTCGTTATTTGTCTTGCCCTTCACGACTTCTTGGATTACTCCACGTGCCTGGGCGTATGTGATGATTTCCTTCAGTTCACGCATACCGCTGATTTCAGACTGGAACTTCAACATGAGTTTCGGAATCGAAACCATACCATTGTCGGTGCGTGCAACGAAGTTAATGAGCTTATCAACCTTGTTGCTGAAGTTGCTGTTCTTCACGTGGTGAATGAACAACTCGTTAGAAGACAACCATATAGACGCAAGCGAGATAGCCTTGAGCATTTCCCGCATCGTCACAACGACAGTGCCCTTTGTCGTCGGACCGTTATACATAGCGAGCAGCGCAGAAATGCGGAGCACAGAGAACGTCATACGCTCAGTGCCGGGAAACAACTCACGACTGTTCAGCATATGTCGTTCAGCCAGCACCTTGGCTTCTTCCGAGAACTCAATCCACCGCTCGAACACACCCGGCTCAAACTCGATAGGGATACGGACTTCCTCATTCTCCATGCGTTGCGCACGGCGAGCGTTGAAAGCCACATCGAACTTGGTCACAGACTTGATGAGGTTCGACAGCATGAAGTCCCTCTGCTTGTCCTCAATCTTGCCTGTCGATGCACTCACGGTCACGAGCTTCACGTCCTGGGAGGACGTGATGTATTTGTCGCGGTCGTCAATGACGACAAGGCAGCGAGGCGTGAAGCCGGACTCCACCTTCTCGGTCGTTAGGTGCTTCGCGGCCTGGTCCAAAATGCCTGTCCCGTAGAACGTCATGTAGTACGGGGTGGCAGTCTGGTAGGCGACCTTGCCGCCCTTGTCTTTACGCGCGACAGCTGGAATGTAGCCGTCGTAGCTCTTGGTGAGGAACGGCATCATTGATGCCATATAGCTACCCTTCTGGGCTGCGTGTGCGAAGAAGTCTTGAACCTCATCAATAGCGAAGAGGCCGCTTTCTTTCGGCTTGGTGCGCAGATATGCAGACAATGCCTCACCTGTTGAATCTTCAGGCGCAATGAAAGCATCCGGCCCCTTGCCGATACCCACTGCAATGTCGCGCATCATGGACTCTGCGAGGCGCAGAGAGGTGGACTTTCGGGACTGGGTAGTACGTCCTAGAACCAGGAAGTAAAGGTTCAGCGGCATCTTTTGCACGTTGGTAGGGAGGAACGCATATTTTGCGAACATCGAAGAAAGAATGGCAAGAGCGCCCGCGTAGTGGAACTGCTTGGGTGCCATTGCCGACTTGGTTGATGCCCATGCTGCGAACTGATCGACAAAGAGGCCCATTGGTTCTTCTTCGCCCTCGTGCAGGAAGTCCACGTCTTGAAGGGTGAGTTCGCGTGCTTCGCTCAGGAGGTACGAGGCACCGATACGTGTCGATGCTTCGAGATCGTTCTCTGTCGGCCCGCTGTGTTCTGCCTTCCAGCGTGCGTAGTCACGGTTGATCTGCTTCCACAGGTATCCGTCGCCGCGTCCGTCTGCCTCAAACTTGTTGAACTCGGTGGCACGCACAACGGCAAATGCTTCAACAATTGAACAACCTTCTTCCCAGAGGGCACACTGAAGGTGGTACATCTTCGAGCTACGATCTTCCTCAGTGTTGAAAGAATCGTCCGTAGCAAGGTCCGTGATGTAGGAGCGGTTCACCATGCCCAACACCTCAAACATGCTGGGGATGTCCGTGGGGAAGTCTTCTTCCTCAATGCCCATGCGCTCGACAGGCGGGTATTCTGCTGCGAACTCGGCAGCGGTGATAGCCTCGTCGTTGATGGTGAGAGTGATCTCCCAGGGCTTCACCTTCTTGAGGTTGTGGGTGAACGGGACGCGGAGCTTCTTGGACAGGGGCCAGCCTCGGTCCATGCCGTCGTTCTTGTGTGCTTCGTAGAGTCCCCGAGAAAGGGCTTCGAGCATGTCGTTGGACAGGTCGCCTGCGTCTTCGAGTAGCCAGTATCCCTGCCAGTGCTTCTCGCTGGTCTGAACAGTGATTGTAGGCTGGATGCGGAGCTTGTCGGTAGGGCAGTCATCACCGTCTGCCCAGACGCACGCTGCCTTGGTCACGTTGTCTTTGGCTGCGTGCCTCGTGTTCGACAGGGCCGGAGGTTTTGTGTAAAGGAATGGAGAGTAGTACACGTCCAGATCAGCGTTAGCCTCGGCGTATGCCACCATTTTGTCGAGTTGCGTGGGCAGCTCGAACCAGCGGAAGTTGGTGAGACCGCCCATAGGCCCCTTGAGGATGATTGGTGTCCAGCCTTCGCCCGCTGGGAGGACTGCTTGGAAGAACTCTTTGAGGTCCATTGCTCTCCTTTCTGCTTGTATATAGTACGGCGGGCCGCACCCAGTGTCAAGATGCGGCCCGCCTAGTGAAGATCAGAGTTCGATCTTGGATGCCTTAGACTTCTTCTTAGCCTTGGTCTCGTCCCACTCAACCTTCTTGACATCATTGCTCTTGCGCATCTCACCGCCCGACTCGTACTCACGGATGTCGAGGGTAACAGTAGCGGTCTTGCCAACAAGGTCAAGTGCGACCTTATTGAAATACGCCTCATCACGGGCAGCGACATCATCCGGCCAGGTGTTACCGGATGCCTCGCAGAACTTGGGCAGGTCCCAGTGAAGGCCGTTATTGGTGACAATGGTGTACCACTGTCGAACTCGTCGTGCCGCGTGGTCGCCCTCGTTGACAACGTAGTCGATGGTAAACATCGGCTTGTCCTTCTTGTTAGCACCGAAGGTGCAGTCATCGACAGTCACCTTGTACTGACCCTTGGGCAGCGGCTCAAAGGACATCGGGGCGGCAACTTCCATAGACATAAGTTCAGCGAGATTCATGATCAGTTCTCCTTCTTGTTGGTGTTGTAATCTTCGATGGTTTCAGGGAGCCACCCGAGGGCGGCAGTCCGCTTGTAAGTAACGATTGCATCGGGTTGTGGGAACTTCCCGGTGTTGATGCGGTACAGGATGGTCGTTCGACCAACCCCCGTGCGCTCAGACGCATCGTTGATAGAGAGATACCTAGTCGTCATTTTCAGTCGTGTCCTTTCCGTTCTCGAAGTGTTCATGCACCCAGCCCATGATCTTGTCGAACGATGGGTTTCCAACCATTGCGGGCATGTTGTCGAACCTGGTCTTGGTGAGGATGGAAGATGCCGACTTGACGTTCAGGACGGTGATGAGGTTTTCTTCCCCGTCCTCCCCCACGTCCTCCCATGTCATCCTACCGATGATGTCGAAGATGCTCGGCAGCTTCTTGAAACTCTGCTTGCCCTCAAACGCTGGTCCGATAAGCGACAGGCGCTCAGTCTCGGTGATCTCCCGGCTCTCATGGGTGATGCAGATAATGTTCAGTCCCAGGTCGAACGCGATCTGATTCACCAGGTCCAACACCTTGTCGTAGGTTGCCGCCCACATGGCAAAGCTGTCATTGGGCTTTGTGGCAGCGAAGTGGAGCTTGATAAGTTCCTGAAGTCGGTCAATGGTGTCGATGACGACAGTGTTGAACGGGCGGTCCTTGGCATTGCTGATCTTGACGAGCAGGTCTGCAAACTCCTTGTAGGAGGCAGGCTGCACGATCAGCAGGTTGTCGAGGTCACCATACTTGGCAGCGGGTGCAGTACCACGCTCCAAGTCAATGTAGAGGACAGGTCCCAGCTCTTCGACAGTGGATGCGGTCGAGGCGAGGGATGTCTTGCCGGTGCCGGAGGGTCCGTACAGAAGTACCTTCAGCTTCGGGGTGTTGACTCGGGGGTCTGACACTTCGACGTTGATGTTCTTGAGGAACGAGTCGAACTTTCCCATGTTTCTCCTTTCTTTTAGCGCTTGAAAGCGCAGTAGTAACAGCCGGGGTGGCTGTCGAGTTCTCCCAGGTTGTCCTGGTTTTCATTGGCCCATTTGAAAATCTCGTTGGCGCGTTCCAGAACAGCCAGGGCGGCTTCTCGGTTGTACTTGAAGCACAACTCGTGAGTTGCCGTTGTGACAGACTCTATCGTAGCATCCCTGGGAAACAAAATCAGGGAAGTGTGATTTACCTCATAGCCAGCGTTCTCCATACCCAGACCATACAATTGCATCTGGTAATAGTACTTTTTGAGTTGGCCTTCGGTTAACGAGTCCGAATAGAACTCAGGGTTGCGGTCCTCATCGAGGAATGTTGCAGACGAGAAAGCCTTGATCTTCTTCTTCGACAAGACCTTGTAATCAACAACGTGTCCAGTAGACACGTCAAACCCATCAGCAGTGCCACGAATCTCCCCGTATCCTTCAATCTCACCGATAGCGACCCTTGTTTCCTTCAGGTAATCCTTGAGGCCAATCGTGTTCTCAAGGTACAAGTGGAAGGCCGTACCAATCATCGGTGCGAGAGGGTAGTTCTTCTCTTCCTGGTGGACACCCAGCAGCTTTTCTGCCAAGCAACGCTCACAGAGGTCTCCCAGCTCAGACGGACCAACCTTACGCTGCCTATCGCGTTCAGATGGCTTCGTCAACTCCCGTACAATACGGTCGTAGATTTCACTCACGCTCTAACCACCTCCTATACTCGGCTTCTTTCAGTACGTACATATTCCACGCAAAATTATGCAAGTCATCTAGTGGAGACTCAATGAGAGCCAGAAAGTCTCCCGGTGTGAGAACCTTGCGCAATGCTCTGGTACCAAAGACCGGCATTGTCGTCGTACGACACATGATCTCGTTTTCCTTGACATACCACCCCGTCTTCTCAATCTTGTTCAGCTCAATAGCCGTGAACATACAATCGGGGGGTACCTGCAAGACTAGCTTATTCTTCCACACGATGGACTCCCTTCGACAATCCCTCCAAAAGTGCTGTTGCCTCGCTCGAATTGTTGTAGTCCCCGAGGTACACAACTTCTACGATCTCAGGGCAAGTAGAGATAAAATGCGCACAACCACGACACGGATAGTGGGTCACGTAGAGCGTGTACTCGCTCCCATGTTCCTTCATCTGTCGAATCGCGTTGCGCTCAGCATGGATAGTGTTGACGCAATGGTCATCGACAATCCGGTGCCCGCCCGTGTCGCACGGCTCAAGGCCGTGGGGTGTTTCGTTGAACGCGCGAGACACAACCTGCCCCGTCGCACGATCAACGATCACACACCCCACATGTGCCCTATCGCAGCGGGACTTCGCCGCCTCGTCCCGTGCTGCCTGAATGTACTCCCTCATCGAGAAAGAATCTCCCGCTGCTCATCAGTCAGATTATTAGCCCACAGCAGCACCTTACGGGCAAAGTCCGACAGGCCCCCGTTGTCGTTCAGCAGTCCTGGGATAGCCTTCTTACGGTAGTCACTGAAGGCGAAACGGTCCCCATCCACGTACCGCAGCAGACGACACAGGACAGAGTTACGGGACACCACGTAGTTACCGTCCACGTCTTCCACAAGACCCAGGAGAACAGTTCCGTTCAGGCGGTCGGTGTAGTAGTGGTGCTCACCAATCGAAAGATCGTCCCGGTCAAAACCACACTCGCCAGCAGCGGGGTCGGTCCACATGATCGACAGGTCCAGAGGGCGCGCCGCCTTAATGTCGATCTGCGCTGAGGTCATCTCCCGCGCATTGCACTTCAGGTCATCAACGGAAGGCACGACAAACACCCGGTTGTCGAACGGGTCAACGACAACCATCTCATCCTTTGCGGACCACCACTGAGCGCACACTGTGCCCCGGTCGTTGATGAGTGCAAGCCGTCCGTTAGGCAGCGTCCCGGTACCCAGGACTGCACCGCTAGGTGTAGTGACAAGACCGTCTTCAAGGTCAAGGTACTGTCGCTTGACATAGCGGGTGGGAAGATTCTCCCAACCAAAGCCAAGCGGCGGGGCGTAGATATCACGAATCGTTACTGGCAACTTCTTCTCCCTTTTCGTAGTAGTGGAACTCAATGACGGGAAGATACTCCCGCTTTACGTAGTTGTAGTGGTTTTCGTGGTAGTAGTAGCGCGCATTGTCGAAGTCAATCGACACAGTGCGTGACGTGAATGGTTTTCCACCATTGTCACCCAAAAACTGCCACACATCCTGACTGTCATGGAAGCTCCGACTAACACAAGTGTTCTTCGGCTTACCAAGTTCGACATATGTCTTCCACTCAGGTGCAAGCACGTGGATACGGACGACGCTCCCGTCTGTGAACTTCAGCCAAGCGTCATTGCTCTTCATCCAGTATTCTTCTACCGACTTCTTCAGGAGTGTAGAGGCTGTCTTGTGATTGAACTCAATAATCTGCATGGTTCAGTCTTCCAGTTTGTTCGCCCAGAGGACCATAAGCCACACCGCAAGCAGGATAAGTCCCACGAGAATAAGCGCCCCAACGATCAGCGCCATGTAAGCCGCGAAAGCGTACACAACCCACATAAAGTAATCCGGGTACCAGACTCCCGTAATCACGAAAGCGAAGCAGAACAGGAGAGGGATGAAACGGCCCTTAGACTTCTTCTCCCGGCTTGCGTTCAGCTTGCTAACAGCATCATTGTAGTAATCATACATAATTGTTCTCTCTTTCGGTTTGTTGGTTTGTTGTTTCAGTCGTTTGCGGGCTTGCCTCGTCTAACAAGCTGGACGGCACCGTACAAGAAACTAGAAAAGATAATGTTACGTGGGTGGATACGCCCATCTTCATCAACCCAAACGCTGGCCTTGGTGAACAGGTAAGTTCGATCCTTGACGACAACGACAGTGCCGGGCACCATCAGGTCGTTGAACGTAATTTCACGGTACTTATAGTCAGCAAACACCATCTCCAAAACCTTGGATGGAATATTGTGTGCAGTCATTTCAACGTAATCAGTCATGTTGGTTTCTCCCTTCAGTTGTTTCAGTATTAGATTAGTCCAGATGCCTTCAGCTTGTCGAAACGCTCCTGCAAGCGTCCCAGAACACGGTCGTCCACCGTGTCAGTCGCCTGAATCAGGAAACGGTTAACAGCTGTTGTCTGGCCCTGTCGGTTGAGTCGTCCCGTCGCCTGTTCGTTAATCACCAAGCTGTTAGACTGACTCAGCCAAATCTCAGTATGGCACACGCGCTGAAGTCCGTCAACCCCTTCTGACATGGCCTCGTGTTGTGCGACAATGATACGCACGTCCCCGTCGATCATGGCGTGGAAGTCACCACGTGACTTACCAGAGACTTCAATGGCCTTGATCCCGGCTTTCTTCAGGCGGTATAGCGCCGCCTTAATGAACTTCTGGCTATGCACCCACACGACGACAGGTTCATCTTCAGGCAGGTCCGCAATAATATCCATCATTGCATCCAGCTTGGAAGATTTACAATCTTCCTTGTAATCGACAGCCCCATCCTCGTTGAACGAGGGGACTCCCAGCGTCATCTGTCGCAGACGCAGGTCGAGTTCCATTGGGATGCTCAGCGCAAGCGGGTATTCTCCCAGGAACGTGAGTGCTTTCTGTTCCAGATCGTCGTACGCCTTGCGTTGCGTGCGAGACAGTTCGACTTCCACGCGGTGAATGATCACGCCGGGCAGTTCAGGGTTGGCCTCGGCCTGTGAGACTTCATGATAGGACGGCGCTCCACGACGGACCATGCCGGGGGAACGTTCTCCCGAAAAGTCTTTCCCGTACGCGCTCCAAGGGTTGACTTCCACCTTGAAGAACTTTTCGCAAAAGTCCCAGTAACCACCATAGTGGTTAGGCCATAGGAACTTGAGCGCTGCCCAAATGTTGCAGGGCTTATTCCCAGCGGGGGTTGCCGACAGTGCGAGGCGATACTGCGCCTTAATGTGTCGTGCAACGTCAAAGTTGAGCGACGAGTGGTTGCACGCACGATGCCATTCATCGGCAATAACCATCCCAAACTCTACACCGTAGAACGGCTTAGCCATACTCTTGTAGACGTACTTTTTGGCGCGCCCGTCCCAGCGCTTTTCCTTATTCCGCGAGCGCATCAGCTCCCACGTAATAAAGTACACGCCTGGTACACTGTTTTCCAGATCGTCCCACACTGCAAGCGCGGCCTTGGTTTTCTTACCAGACAGCGTACGCATGTCAATTCCGGCGAGCGTCTTCCAGTGCGAGCGCCAACCACTTTCAGTACGGACGGGGGCGACAATGAGGATAATCTGCTCCCCGATAGCACTACCGAAAGCGTTGAGCGCGTTCCACACGCTCATTGCCGTCTTGCCCGTACCAAGGCCCGCGCCTACTAGGCCCGTGTACGGCGTTTTACTGTTCGCCAATCCTTCCAGTACACGTTCCTGGTAGTGGCGCGGTGCAAAGCTCATTTAGTAGATCCTCCAAGTAATTGTCTGCGTAGTTTCTTCCCAGCCGTAGTGAATCATTGCGTTGAGCACAACTTGTGCCCCAAGATCATCGAACAGTTCTTGAACTTGCCGGTTCATATCACTGTTGTCCCACTGGGTATACCAATAGTAACCGTCCATGCCAATATAACCAAGGATGCACAGGCTATCGCCGTACAATTCCGCGCAGATGCGGTAGTCACGCTCATTCAGTGAGTTAACAATATCCTTGTCCCACTTTCTCACCAGTGCGTGAATACCGCCTCGTACTGCCTTAGCGCACGCAATACTGTATTCCTTAGTCAACTCTTCCATGTTCATTAGTTAGCCTCCAATACCTTGTTGACTCGTGCCTTCAGTGATGCAAGCTCCCCGTCCCTGAGATAAAGCTCAAGTGCATCTTCATGGTATTCAGCGTAAATGCCAGTGACCTTAATTCCGGTCGAACAGTCGAGGACAGAATATACTTCCCCGTCGTCCCACATGTTGAGATAGCACAACCATTCTTCAGCGTTCCCTAGTCGCTTATTGACCGCTAGAATCTGCCCGTATGACTCAATAAAGTCATAGTCCTCCCACCCATCGACGCACTTGAAGTGTGAGCACAGTTCACCCTTGAACAACTTAGCGTATTCTCCCACGTTGGCAGGTGTTTCATCATGCACTGCAATATACCTACCAAGCGTCTTGAACACGAGGTTATTGGACCGCATAAAGTCGTCGCAGTCCCCAATAAACAGATAAGGCTCATCTGCCATATCTATAGGTTCCGTGGTTCCCAGCACTGGTTCCACAATATACGTGTTGCCCGTGTCAGCGTCTTGGAAGACAGTAATCTCGCCGGTTTCAGACAGTGTGTTGATATTCATTAGTCAAGCTCCCTCGCAATAGTAGTGGCGTAGAAAACACCGTCCCGGACAATACCCTCCGCATAGACAGTTTCATACAGTGAGTCACGGTCAAACATAGCAACCACGTCGGACGGCAATTCATTGTCGCCGGGCAGGACGACACACTGTTCGTAGTCTTGCATCCAGACAAACATTCCGTCTTGCGGGTTGTCGTCATAGCCAAGGTAGCCGTCTTCCTCAAAACGCCATTCCAGCCAGTCAGAGAACAGGCCTTTCTCGTCCCAATACTCCCAAGCGTTGTAACAGTCTTCCTCCGAGTCCTTGCTACGTCGGTAGCCGTCAATCTCATTCGCGTTGAATGATTCAGCAAAAACATCGCTATCTAGTTCGTGCTGGTTGAACGTGTCACCGTCTACGTACTCACTAAACATTTTGATTACTCACTTTCACTTTCGATATAAATTGACATGCCGTTAGGCAGTTCGACCTCAGCTCCCACGCCCAGGTTTTTGTGGATAATCTCGGCGGCCTGCATCTGTCGCACCGCTTCAAGCCACATGGTTGAATATTCTTGCAGTTCCTGTTCTTCTAGGGAACGGGCGACGGCTTCCACCTGTTCGACAGTGTATCCACCGTCGCCCGTCCCGTATTGCTTCCAATTCATCGGAACGTCGCGTACACGTCCGATACGGTAGTAGCGGGCGACAGATCAATAGGGTCAAGCGCGGCAAGCTTGCGCGTGTTCAACTTAGGCTTGTCGTACACACTGTCTCGCACGGCCTTAGGCAGTTTCTTAAACGCGGGCAGTGCTTCAACAGCGGCGGCGTTGATAGTCTGTCGCACGGCAAACGTAACGCGCGTGTCGCCTACCTGAATCTTGTCCCCTGCGTTGAACTGTGCGCACAGTTCAGCCTTGAGTGCGTCTCGCACTTCAGTCAGGGCGCTAATCTCTGCGTTGAGCTTGGTAATCTTGTTGACGAGTGCTTCAGTGTTCATTGTTGTTCTCACTTTCGTTGTTGTTGTTTTCGGTAAGGTGGCAGTAGATGGCAACAGGGAAGGCGACAAGGGTAAGGAATAGGCCGTAGTAAGCGACCGCGAACATTAACAGACTTCCTTAATCTCTTCCATTGCGATTAGGTGTGCAATGCAACTGTTGACATAGGCTTCCCAGTCATCACTCAGCATCTCCCTAGCAATGTCACTCGCCTTGAGTGTCCTACCAAGCACCGTAACGGGCTTGTGTAAGTCGTCCACGGCCTCAGCGGCCATAACCTCAAAATCTTCCCTAATGCGCAGGTCACCGCCGCGTGTCACGTAGTTATATTCTCCCTTGCTAACCCCCAATTCTTCAGAACTGAAACAAAACTTAGTGTCCCAGTCAGCGGCAATAGCGAGTAGCATGTCAATTCTAGGCATTGTTTCTCCCTCTTTCTCACATACAGTTTTCGGTGTAGTACTTGATAGCGCCTTCCTCGCTATCGGCATAGATACCCCCCAGAGAGGCACCCGTGGTTGTGTCGCACACAACCCAGACATACCCATCCGCCCAAAGAGAGTATTCACGCACCCATGACTCACAAGGGTCAACAGGGTACACATCTTTGCGGAACGCGGCCGCGAACAGACGGTCAGCATCCATCCCATACCAACCGACGTACACCCAATAGTCAGGGCAAAGATTCTCCCATTCTTCCTGGGTAGGCGTGCGCCCGTGTTCCTCATGGAAGTTGTCAAATTCCCACATTGCGGGGCAGTCCGTTTCGGCGGGGTGGTGCAGGATGCAACCATGCGGACCTCCCAGGACACACAGTGCATCGGCGCTATCTATCCATTCAGTAGGGCACTCGCTATCAGTATCCTGAAACACTTGGAAAGTGTGCCCTTCATGCTCCCATTCATTGGGAACGGTGACAGTGTGCGCGAACTGTGTCTGAATCATTGTTTTCTCGCTTTCGCTTGGTTGTTTGTCTTCCGATAATTAAAGATTAGCAGGTTGGCAGTCATTCTGCAATGTGAACTACGCTACACGTCTGTGTGTCGTTGTCCCAGATGATCATATGTGCATATCCGTGCAAGTAGCGCAGTTCATCTAGCGTATCGCCCTCGCTATCGGACTCCCAGTACCAATAGATACTGTTGTCAGCGGCATTAGTGCGACAACGCCACACGTAGCCGTCTACGTTCACGTACACGCCGCTAGGCTCATTCTCAGAGAACAAGTCAAGTAGTCCCACAAACTCATAGCCGCGTTCGATAAACCACGGGTTAATCAGCGACAGGTCCCAGTCCTCGTTCACATACCCTGCCACGTGTTCTTGCATGGACTCTAGCGGGTAGTAACGGTCACTAATGACATTCAGCAATTCTTCCCACATACTAATTAGCTCCCAAAACCATAGGCGATAATATCTTCCAGATAATCAACAGCATTGTTGATTACAAAGTCTTCCCACTCTGCGCTATTGTCTAGTGTTTCCTGGTAGGACCCCCACAACCCATCTTGCACGTCATTGTTGTTGAACTTCCGTCCCTTGTAGTGCAAGATAGGGTCACTTTGGGAACCTCGCCACTCAAAGCCGATACTGGGGATACCGTACCAATTGGGCAATTCATTGTGTGTCATAGTTCTACCTTTCGGTGTCATTGTCGCTAACCACCGTGGTTAGCATCGTTCCCTAGGCAAAAATCGAACTTGCATTTACCTACCATTAGGCTAGGGATACCATTGGTTAGGCTTCAATCTCTGACATGACTACCGCATCAGACAGCCCATCGAGGGCAGTCACTACCGCGTCAATAGCGGCAAGCACGCTTGGATTATCGCCGTAGTCGGCTCCCATCTTTCGAAAAGTAATCTTAGCGGCGGTAGCGGCCTTGATAACGGTCATAGTGTCCTTGTTGATACGCATTTGAGTTGTCTCTCTTTCTGTTGTTGGTTGGTAGGCTGTTTGCCTATGTTTCTAGTGTAGGTTGTTGATCTGTTGTTGTCAAGTTGTCAGAGTGTGTTTTAAGGCACACTCACTAGCGCGTACTGCCGTCCCCATTTGTCTTGAATCTTTGTTGCGTGTCGGTCCCACACGTCCCACAAGATGCGCGGCGTGTGTCGCCACATGCGCAGTACGCGGGTAATCAGCGCTTTTTCGTAGGGTGTGAGGCCGTCCGTTGTCGCATACAGATTACCGCCGCTATCCCACGTGCAAACAACCTTACCCGTGAATGAGTTGGTAATCATATACCCTCGCATACCCTCGCTAAGGAAGTACCGCCTACCAAGCGGGCGCGTACCATATAGGCGTTGATCGGGATACACCGACAACAGGGAACTGTTAATAGTCATTTAGGCGACCTCCCTAACGTCGATAAACTGCGCGCCGTTACCGTTAATAGTCTCTTTGTCGCACTCACGGTCGCACGCCTTGTAGAGTGCATCCCAGTCAATACGGCCAACCATTGCCGACAGGAACCGGCGAACGTGTCGGCTAGTAGTAGTGGAATGGTGGAAAGCGTCACGATGGACAAGCGTTTCCCAGTCCCCATTTTCGTTCTTGTTCACTATTGCAACGCGCGTTGTGTAAGAGTACACATCAAATCGACTATTGCAAATCGGGTGGTTGCCATTTTCGGCAATGTTAAAGTTTCGTGCGACAGGGTAAAAACCACTCACCCGGTTGTGTAGCAAGTCCCATGCGGCGTTGTCAATATCATTCAGAATACCCATTGTCTCAGTCTTTCTGTGTGGGGACGGGGGCGTTAACCCCCGTCCCTAGGGGTTATTGGTCAGTACTGCCAACCGTGACGGTTGGTATCGGTAGCGTATTCGCGCAACGTTGCGCCGGACGGGAAGTAATCGCCCCACGCTTCCATATCGCGCGCGATACGTTCCATCTCACGGCGTTCACGTGCCCTAATACGCTTTGAGATATCGCGGCGGGCCTTAGTGTAGGGGGAGTGTTCGCGGGCGAACTGCGTGGGATGCCACGCCGCCCCGCGCGCTTCCTTGACGTGCCAAGGGTCAGTCTTGAAAGTGTGTGCCATTGTCTTTGCCTTTCGGTTTGTGCAACACCTCGGTTGTGTCGCATCGTTCCCCCGGTTGGGATTGAACCAACCTTGACACTCACCATTAAGCGGGGGAAGTTGAAGACTTAATTAGTCTTCGTACGTGTAATGCACAACTTCGCGCGGGCCGGTGTAATAGGCGAACTTGTAAACGGTGCGCTCGCTTCCATCGGGACTAGGGACAGTCACACTCACGGGTAGATAGCCACATGAAGTGTATGCGTAACCGCGCCGTTCGCCCGGAAACTGTGCATCGAAAAAGTTGCGCAGGTTGTGCGACTTAAAATCTTCCTCGGTTTCACCGTGTCGCACCTTAGACCAACGCCCGCTAGGGGTACGGTATTCAGTCCAACGGGTAACAATTACGTGTGTCGTGTCTCGCATTTTTGTTGTCTTTCTGTGTTGTGTGTGTGTGCTGTTTAGTAGAGTTCGCGGGTATCCGCGTCGATACCTAGGGGCATCTCTGCAAGGTCGCTAGGACCGACAAAGTAGAGATGCCCATCAGATGCAAGCCAGACGTGTGTTGCCCAACGCGGGGCAAAGATAACGTCTTCGCCTACGTACAAGGTTTCGGCGTGTGCCCATGCCGACAGGGCGCGGGCTTCATCGTCAATAGTGAGTCGGATCATTGGTTTCACCTTTCGGCTTGTCTTTGTTGATACTCTCAGTTTAGCGGGTTGCTGGCTTGTTGTCAACCCGCTAGACTGTGTTGTCCGTCACTTGTTGATTGACTTGGAAAGCGCGGTCAGTGCTGCAACAGCGGTGTTAGCTAGATCACGGTCAAGGTGTCCGCGCAGCGATTCATCGTTGATCTTGCTCGCCAGGTCGATCATATCGTGGAACAAAGCGTTAACACGCTTTGCAGTGCGTCGTTCTTCGTGTTCGCGCCTAATCGCGCCTTTGCGCGCGCTATCGACAGGCAGAAAATAACGTTCCTGGTAGTCGGCTTCGTATTCTGCGAGGCGGGCCATCGTTTCGTAATCACATGCGAACGAGGTTTTCATTTTTCGGCTTCCTTTCGGGTTGTTTGTTTGCCGATACTTAAAGACTAGTGGCTAGGGAGTGTGTTGTCAACATGAAAACATGTGATTAGGGACACATTGTTTAATGGTGGTTGTTAGCGGTAGGGAATAAGGAACGCGCGCGCGTAATAGCATCTTGGTTGTGAGTTGTCAATAGCTAGGTTATGTGTTGTGTGCGACAGGCTGTTAGGGCTGTTTGTGAACATAGGTAGGGCGGTGACCCTGGCAGTTTATACCTTGTAGTGGGTGAATGTCAAGGTTTTTAGTGTGTGTTGTTGGTTATATTGTGGGACGTGTAAATACAACGACACGGGCGGGGGTGGTTGCTTGACATCTCACAATGTGGATACTTTTTGTGTTCGTGTTGACTTTGTAGGGAGAGTATGTTAGTCGCGTTGGTTTTTGGTGGTTTTAGGGTGGTTAGGGTGGGTTGGTAGGTGGGTGGGAGAGTGTGAGACGTTGTTTAAGATGCCTAGACGGCTGTTTGAGGGACTTTTAGGGTGCTAGGGGTAGTGGGTAGCTCTGAGGGGGTCTGAGGGCGTGAGAGGGGGCGTAGCGTAAATGTCAGGACAATTGAATAGAGGCATGGGTGCATAGTTATGCAACCAAATGCATAATATGCAGTCCTCGCGCGTACGCAGCTACGCGAGCGTTTTTAATTTTATTAATATATAAATAATAATGATAATATAATAATAAAATAATTAAGTATAGATATAGATAGTTACTAATAATGTTTATTAATGGTTGATATTACACGTTAATAAATTAGTTATTGTGTGTAAATAATATTCTTAGTACGTAGAAAAAAT